TAAGAATTCTATCCAGGATATTATCAGACCTTATGGGGGTGAAGTGACCTGGTGGGGTGATGACTCCACGGGCTCTTTCCAATATACACTTGCTTCAGACCGGTCTTGGGTTCATAGTGACGATACGACCGATTGGGCTGGTGTTCTTTATCTCACACCAGATGCACCACTTTCTTCCGGTACTGGCCTATTTAAGCATAAGGAAACAGGTTTAAGGCGCTGGAGAAATTCCGAACATCCTGAGGATGTTGTAAACAATGCTCCTGTAAATATAGAGTCCCAAGATATGACCAAATGGGAGATGGTCGATGTAATAGGTAATGTTTATAATAGATTAGTTATTTACAGAGGGGACCTTTTCCACACATCACTCGATTATTTTGGACAGAACAAGGAAGATGGTAGACTTTTCCAGGTTTTCTTCTTTAATACGGAAAAATAAATGCTAATAGTTAGGAGACCCACTGCTATAATTTTTGGATGGGATGGAAAAGACGGAGCTTATGAGTTTGTTTCCACGGTTTTTTCATCAAATGAAAATAATATGTATTGGGTTGATCTTCTTTCTATAAAAGGTGATATCACATATGATTACCTTTCTGAGTTAGAAAGAAAGCATAGTCCCGATGTTATTATTGTTTTTGGTAAAGACCCAATAAAGATACACCCATTCTTTGATTATAAGACTATATTTCTCCCTAATTTGATATCTAATGATGATTTAGCAAACCTTATTGCACAATCTTACGTAGAGAATCATTCAACCCCATACAGACCGAAGTTTTCTGTTTTTACACCAGCTTACATGACGGGTGAAAGAATTAACAGAACTTATGAGAGCCTTAAAAATCAAACTTTCACAGATTGGGAATGGATAGTGGTTGACGATTCACCTAATGACCATGATGAACTCTGGGAAATTTTAAACTCCATTTCCTCTGAAGATTTCAGGGTTAAGGCATATCGAGTTAATCCTAATACTGGGGGTAGAGTTGGATTAGCAAAAAATAGGGCATGCTCCTTGGCAAATGGACAATGGCTGGTAGAATTAGATCATGACGATTACCTATTGAGTCAATGCCTTCAAAAACTTAATGATGCTGGTGAAAAGTTTCCAGATGCTGGGTTTATTTATAGTGATGTTACCGAAATGAGGGAAAGTGGAGAGTTCATTATGTTTGACGAGAGGGTTGATTGGGATTTTTACGGGACTCCTGGTAATAATTTTAATTTTGGGTACTCTGGGCATAGCTGGGTAGATGTTGAAGGTAAAAAATATCTTAGGCATCATTACCCTTCGATAAATCCAATTACTATAAGGTTTAACATTTCTATGCCAAACCATGTTAGGGCTTGGCGTAGTGACGTTTATTATAAAATAGGCGGACACAGGGGAACACTCCCTTTAGCTGATGATTTTGAGTTAATAATCAGGACTTTCTTGGAAACAAGAATGGTACATATCAAGGAGCTGCTTTATATTCAATATAGTAATCGAAGGAGTACTATGAATTTCAATTCTTTTGAAATAAACAGAATATCTAGAATTGTCAAAGAAAAGTACAATAAGGCAATACACCAAAGAATCCTAGATTTAGGATTTCATGATTGGGAATGGGATGAAGATAAAGAAACAAACCATCATCAGGAAGCTTATATGCAAAATGATCTTAGTGATATGAAATTCTGGGATGAAGAGCAAGTTTTAAATTACGAATATGAATAACAGGAGAACTAAAATATGCATGAACGCCATGGTAGCGAACGAGTCCAAGGTTATATTAAGGATGCTGGAATCTTGCTATCTGTATATAGATTATTGGGTTGTACAGGATAATGGATCTACCGACGGAACCCAAGACCTAATTCGTAATTTCTTTGCGGAAAAAGGAATCCCTGGATATCTGTATGAGACTGAATGGCATTACCCTGGTTATAATAGGGATCATGCTTTACAGGAATGTCTGAAAGCCGATCATGGATGTGATTGGATCTTAAGGATGGATGCTGACGAACAGCTTGTAATTGATGAAGATTTTGATTGGGAAATCTTAAATGATACATCTATTCATAGTTTTAACATCACTGCTCAGGATCCTGGTGGTATTTATTTTAGAACTTGGATGTGGAATGCTAAACTCCCTTGGTATTTTAGGCATGATAAAAGACACGAGATAATTTTCGTGAAAGATCCTAACGGGGATGATGAGAATTTCCAGATTGTAAATCTTCCTAAGGGATTTAAGCATATTATTACTAATGACGGTCAAACTTGGGATGCTTCTTTTAAATTTTTAAAGGATGCTTTGGAGTTAGAAGCAGACCAAGTGTGTACTGGGAAAATCCTAGAAGATGATTACCATTTGTTTTATATAGGTAAAAGTTATAATGATACTTACGAGGATCATAGATTTCCTTTTGGTAAAAATCATGGTGATGAATATGCTAGGCGTACTATTTACTACTTAGAGCATTATGTATCAAGAAGATTTCCTGGTTATCCCGAAGGCGTTAAACCTGATAGGTGGGATGAGATGGTTTATTATGCAATACTTTTAGTTGGGAGAGCACATAAATTTATAGGCAACCGTGATCAGGCATACCAAAAAATGAAAGAGGCAGATTGGTATTGTCCATTTAGAAATGAGCATTTAGTGGTAAAAGCAGAGATGTTAAACGAGGATGGAAATTATCAGGAAATGTATGATATAACTACTAGACTTATGGGAGATGATAGACTTTGTCCATTTCCAGATTGGCATTTTCTCCTTTGGACCGGGTGTTATAAGGATACTGGTGATTATGTTCAGCACCTTCACAATATTGCTATGGAAAAACTAGGTATCATTAAACCACAAAATGATATAGTTGAAGATAAAATAAATCTAACATCCTTTCCAGGAGAAATTTAAAAAAAGTAAAAATGGAAGATAGCATAAAAATTACACAGGAAGAATTAGAAAAAATAAATTCATTAAGGAAAGAAATAGCTGAAAACGTTGAATCTATAGGTAGATTCAATATAAAGAAGCATTTCCTGGTTAAGGATTTAGAATCCATTGACACTGAATTATTCGTACTCCTCCAAAAATCTGAAGATCTTGACCGTAAAGAAAAGGAGATAATTGACGAGATTGTTGGTAAATATGGGGAGGGACAATTGAACTTCGAAACAGGAGAATATACTAAAGACTGATGAAAGAAATAGAGGCATTACGTAAAACCAAATATGAATTGATTAGGACAATCAATTCTATTCAGAAGACTCTTGATGAAAAATCTGGAGGAAAGCCTCGGATTCTTTTTGTTGCACCACACCTATCTACTGGTGGTATGCCTCAATATCTATATAAAAAGATAGAGTCTTTTAATGATGATGCTGAAGTTTATTGTATTCAGTATAATAATACTTCCGAGGAATATGTAGTCCAGAGGGATAGGATTAGGGATAAGATTGGTGCAAGGTTTTTTTGCTTAGGAAGCAACAAATGGGAAATAATAGATTTGATAGAAAAAATCTGTCCTGATGTTATTCACTTTGACGATTTTGTTGAGTTTTTTATTGATGGCGAAATTATAGAAAAAATATTTGAACCGAATCGGCCATATTACATAGCAGAAACGTGTCATAGTTCAAATATTTCTACAAGGGATAAGGTCTATTGTCCTGATAAGTTAATAATGGTGAACCAATGGATGTGTGATAAATTCGAAAAGCTCGGGGTTCCTGTTGATATCCTAGAATATCCTATAGATAATCTCGAGAGACCCGATAGGGAAGAAGCTTTAAATGAACTTGGTTTAGATCCTTCAGTCAAACACATTATAAACATAGGACTTTTTACTCCTGGAAAAAATCAAGGGGAACTAATCCAATATGCAAAAAAGTTGGTGGATTACCCTGTTCAATTCCATTTTATTGGAAATACTGCACCAAATTTCCAGAGTTATTGGGAACCCTTGTTAAAAGATCTCCCAGCTAATTGCAAAATATGGGGAGAAAGGGATGACACTGATTCTTTTTATAAAGCAGTGGATTTATTTGTTTTTACCTCTAATTGGGAATTAAATCCCATTGTGATTAAGGAATCCCTATCTTGGAACTTACCTATTCTTATGAGAAGACTCGATCCATATTTGGATTCATATGATAATAATGATTTGGTTCATTACCTTACACCTTCTGGTGTTTTTGAAGACCTTGAAGTTAATGTATCAAAAATAAAGGACATACTTAAATTAGATGAAAAATAAAGGTTTAAAGGTTTATGAAAATTTAAGTAAAGCTAAGGAAGTTAGATTTAGACATCCTTATACATTTAATTTTCATTTTGATTATGGTCCTAAGGTCGATTGTATAGGTCCTAGTAATACAAAACCGTGTACTATAAAATTTAAGGATCTAGATATAGATGCTTATTCTTATACGGGTGAGACTTCTTCTGGGTTATACACTCAACTTTTTAGAAAGTGGTATACTAACTGGGGCTTTGAGGCTTATGATGGTGAGCAACTTATTTATAAGGAGGACCTGGAAAACGTAATCAAGAATAATAAGGTTTGTATTTCAATAGATAGCTCCTCTCTGGGTGATACTTTAGCTTGGATGCCTGTAATAGAAAAATTTAGGGTAAAATATGATTGTGATCTATATACTACTACTTTTTGGAACGAACTTCTTTCTATCTATTATCCAGACATTAGGTTCCAATCACCAGGTTATCGAGAGCCAAATACTAAAGCCGTAATTGGAGTTGGGTGGTATGAAGAGACTGATAGAGATACCCATAAAAGGGATCCAAGATCAATATCACTTCAGCAAGTCGCCGGGGATATTCTTGGTCTTGAAATTGATGGAGATGTCCTCACTGAAAAGGTCCCAGATTTGATCAAAAACTCTTCCCCAAGTGTAGACGGAAAATATGTATGTCTTGCTATGGAGTCTACCGCAAATGCAAAACATTGGCATTATCCCGACGGGTGGCAAGATATCACAGATTATCTCAATTCCCTAGGTTATAAGGTTGTTATTGTCCAAAAACAAGGAACGAATCTTCGGAATGTAGTTGATAAGACTGGTGATATAAGCATTCTCCAAAGGGCCATAGACATATATCATGCTGACTTTTTTATTGGAATAGGTTCTGGACTTAGCTGGCTTGCATGGTCTTTACATAAGCCTGTAGTGATGATATCTGGATTTTCGGATCCTAACTGTGAATTCAAAACTAAAAACTATAGAGTTATTGAAAAAGAGGTGTGTCACGGTTGTTTTAACGACACCTCTCTTAAATTTGATAAGGGTGATTGGAACTGGTGTCCCAGATTGAAAGATACTGATCGCATGTTCGAATGTACTAAATCTATAACTCCATCTATGGTAAAGGAGCATATTCAAAAACTTATTAAGGACAACCTTTCCTAACCTCTTTTAATCTACAGATATATAAGAAGAAGTAAATAAAACCTTCTTTGAATAATATCTGTAGATAATGGCTTTTTACCCCGAAAATAGATTTCCTAAAAAAGGATCTCCCGTTTATAATGGAAACGGAGACCAAAGAAATATTTCAGATCCCCGTTTTAGGTATCAGGATGAGCTGGAAAATACTACAAAAGTTTTCCACCAAAGCACTGATAATTATTTCGGGACTACTGGTGCAGCAATGGCAAGGGCGGAGCAGCTTGGGTGTAACGGATACCACACTGCTTTAGCTGATGATGGAGTTTATTACTATCTTCCATGCTCTGATGCTACCTGGTATGCTGAAAGGATGCAACAGTTTGAGAGTGCACTTAACTTTACCTACATAGGAAATTATAGGGTATTAACTTGGGATTCTCCATTTAATTATGTCCAGTCTTTTAACGGGTGGTTAATAGAAACCGCGGGAGCTGTTCTTAACGATCCTGTTAAGTTGGGAGATCCTTCTGCTGCAATTCCAAATGATATTGCTATAGATTTTAGATATTCTGTTGATGGACAAAGCTGGTCTTTATGGGCAAATGTTGGTACAGCATTAACTGGATTTTCTCAAGGATACACATCTAATAATGACTCTACCATATTCTCAATCCCGTTGGATCCATCTAAACCATTCTACCCAGAATTTAGATTTACCTCGGTTGTAGTAAATCCAGACGGTAGCATAGCATACGAAAGCGAGGAACCGATAGATCCTTCTGTTGTTATACTTGATTTTGATCTAGATCTTACCTATGCTACTGGACCTAGTGGTCCCTCAGGGCAAGTGGATACCTTAGTTATAAATAGACCGGTTCCTAGTTGCTCCAATGAGAAGTCAAACAGACCTGTAGTTTTCGATGATTGTAATTATACATTCGATCCTTATGCAATTAACAAAGCTGTTAATTTATATAAGGATTTAAGCTTGGTTGTAAACAAGGTATTCGGTTTTGAAACTAATTATTATTCGGTACAACCTCAGGCTAGAGGGAAAGACGTTGTCTTAAAAGAATATACCTTATTTGATGTTGTTGATGAGCAATGTGTAAAGGTAATGGTTCCTTCGAATCAATTTCCTGACAATCGGGTAAACTATGATCCTTTTGGCATCCAATTCGACGAACCCTTTGAAATACACATAGATAAGACATATTTTGAGAGTATATTCGGAAGGGGATCACAGCCAAGAAAAAGGGATATAATATATTTTCCTTTAACTAATAGGATTTATGAAATCAATTCAACTTACCTTTTTAGGGATTTCATGTACTCTCCAGTTTATTATAAGATCGAGCTTAAGAAATACAGTCAAAAATCTAATACTTACTTCAAGGATCCTGCTTATAAAGAGGAACTCGATGGCATTGCCCTAACTACTGAAAAATTATTTGGAGCTGAGGTTGAATCTGAGGAGGAGAAAATCTCTAAACCTAAACAATATTCTGACAGCTCCCAAAGAAGACAGGAAGACCCTACTAGATCTTATATCTATAAGAATCTGCCTATAGTTGGGTACGACCTGAATAATAACTGGACAATAGTATTTAACAATTATTATGATATGGCGGATGGGTTTGTTACTGATTCCGAGTTTATCTATGAACCAAATAAGTATAGGGAAGCTATCAGATATAAAAATAGCCCTTATTTGGATACTGATGGCGAAATCTCTTATACCTGTTGGTTCAGTTTAAAAAACTATGTTAACGAGAATAGCTTGGCTAAGAAGCCATTCTCTCCAGCACCTATTGTAAAGGTTTCTGAAGATTCAAACCAAATTGTATATAGTTCTCATCCCTATAAGCATAATCTTTCGCCTTTTAGAAATTTCTCTGATAATCCAGAAGGGTATGTGGCAATAAGTACTGATTCTAATCACTCTGGAGGATTTAAGGTACTTACTACCCCAGATGAATACAGATTCTCTGTTAGTAATCCCAACCTCCCTTATGCTAAAAACACCGCTAATTGGAAGATGCAAAAAGCTCAGGCAAGAAACCTGATAGATGGTACCTATTTTGATGTGAATAATGAACTAAAGGGGTTAAGGATAGATCTTGTACATTCAGGATCTAACGATCCAGCTAATAATAATTATGTACAACAGGGAAGTATAGAGATTATTCTTAACGATCTTACGTATGATTCTAGATTACAATTTGTACCCGAGCAAGATGAATGGTATGGTTTGGTCGTAAATATTAGTAATAAGTACAGACAAATGGGTGTTAACATATGGAAGATGTCCTATGATTCAACCAATCCATCACAACAAAGTTCTGATCTTATCAAAGTACACGAGGATTATAGAACCTTGACAAAATCATATACCTTCGATGCTCCTAAAGATGTCGAGACGAATGTTAATAACCCTTTCTATGGTACTGATAACAATTCATATAAGATTTATACTTCTCCACTCTTGCTTTCTAATATCAGATTATTTAAGAATATGATAGATATTGATAAGCAATCTATCGTTCTCAATCAGAATACCGTAAGAGATGAGCAGCTTGCATACATTATTGATAACGCTAAACCACAATTAATATTACCGAAGTTCGCTAGAAACAGGTAAGTAAAATTATAATATGCCTAGAAGAAAACCAAAACCAGAAAGGGTTGTTGAGGAGAAGATTAAAGAAAGCCTTGACTCCATCTTGCAGGATGAGAATTTAGACTTTGATGCTGTACAGCCTGATGAGCTACCAAGGCTGAAAACCACGGAGCTTATGAATTTTACGGAAGCAACGCAGACAACAGGTTCTGATGCAAAGGGAGTTCTGGATTCTATTGTTAAATTTTACTTGGATGAGAATTTTATAGATCAAACTGATTATATCGAGTATAAGAAAAAGATAGACTCGATGAATCTTGCTTCTATGATGCTACAACTAAAAACTGCTCAGCATGCTATCACTAAACTTTTGGAAGAAATAGATCTTGGAAATGCAAACCCAAGAATGTTTGAGGTTCTTGCACAACTGCAGTCACAAATCATGCAAATGCCTAAAGATTATCAGAATTATGTCCAAAAAATGGAGGATGGTTATAAAGCTCTTGGGACCCAATTAGAAGATAAAAGTAATGCTGGTTCTTTCCAATTAGAACCAGGAGAGGATGGAAAAAATGTATACAACCCATCTTCTACTGATACCGGTGGAATCAAGGTGAGAGGTACGAAAGGACTTATGGAGGGATTAAGGGATATAATTGGTGCTGAAATCGAGGATATAAAGGTGGATGATGTTGACGAGAACGCTATAGTAAATGCTAAAAAGAAAGCTGAAATAGATGCAAGTAGAAACATCTCTCTCGACGAGGACGATTCTGATCTCGAAGTAGAGGACGATTTATTCGATTAATTGTTATGTCAAACATAGAGGAAAAAGAATCTAATTACTGGAGTACCAAAAGGATAGAAGATCTACTTTTCAAAGTGGAAGAGGAGGGACTTGATTATAAGTCAGTGGATAATCCCTTCCATGACGGGGATCCCGAGTTAAAGAGAGCAAATATTCTCTACGAATATACACAGGACGAGATTTTGGAAATGGAAAGATGTGCAAAAGATGTTGTGTATTTTTCTAAATATTGTAGAGTGATGACCGACGACGGTCTTTTTTATGTAAAGCTAAGGGATTATCAGGAATCGGTACTAAGGGAATATCAGGCAAATAGATTTAATATCTTCCTTGCTCCAAGACAGGTTGGTAAATCAATAACTTCAGCTATAGTCCTCGTTTGGTATCTCCTTTTCAACCATGACAAAAATGCTATGATCCTCGCTAACGTTGGTTCTACTGCAGAAGAACTAATGGATAAAATTAAAGCAATTGTACGTGGCTTACCGTGGTTTCTAAAACCCGGTATGGTTGTAAATAACGTGATGTCTATGAAGTTTGACAACGGGTGTAGGGCGATAGCAAAAACTACCACAAAAACTTCTGCAATTGGTTTTACTATCCATTTCCTTTACATGGACGAGTTTGCTCATATTCATCCAAACTTTATTGAGTCTTTCTTTAGATCTACATATCCGACGGTATCGTCATCTAAGGTATCTCGGATAATAATCACATCTACCCCTAATGGGATGAATAAATTTTATGAGATCTACAGGGATGCAGTAAGTGGAGACAACAGCTTCAACCCAATTAGAGTTGACTGGTGGCAGGTTCCTGGAAGAGATGAAGAGTGGAAAAAGAAAGAAATCTCCAATTTAGGATCGCAGGAGTTATTTAATCAGGAATATGGTAATCAATTCCTAAGTTCCTCTACCCTTTTATTGGGCTCAAACGAGCTTAAGAAGATAAAAGCTAACGAAGTCGAATATGAGTGGAGGGAGATAGATGTATTGGAAGATATAGGACTTCCTTATGATAATTTTAGATGGCATCCAAAGTTTCAGCTAAATGATGATACTCTTAATCGTAACAGGTTTGTGCTATCTGTCGACCTTGCTGGGGGAGGTAAAGGGGATTTTACCGTATTAAATATTTTTAAAGTAGTTCCTTTACCTAAAAAGGTAATAGAGAGTATGGATGATTTCCAGGATGAATCTGACTTTTTTGGTCTTTTACAGGTTGGAATTTATAGGGATAATGAGATAGAAGTGGAGGATTTTAAAAAAATTCTAGAATCCGTTGTAGTAAAGCTTCTAAACCCTGAAAATGTAAGGGTATTGCTGGAGATAAATTTCAAGGGTGAACTTCTAATAGATAAGCTTACAAATAACGACGAATTTCCTATGGAAATTTTCGTTCATACTAAACATACCGAGTCGGCTAGAATGAGAAAGCCGGGGATAAAGTATAACGAGAAAAACAAGATGAAATATTGTGAGATCCTTAGATCTCAAATGAGGTTAAATAGGGTAATCGTAAATGAATCATCTTGGACCGTGCCTGAATTATTCTCTTTTGGTTTAAACGGCAGGGGAACGTATTCAAGTCAATCTGGGCATGATGATGTTGCCATGACTATAGTTAACCTATCTGGCATGTTTGAGTCTTCTGATTTTTACGAACTGATTGGTGAATTATATGATGATCTCGGCGAGTCAACTTATAGAGATCTTATAGATCTCAAACTTGAGGAAGCGAGTGATAGCGGGGAAGGTACTAAAGAAGGTGGATTCTACAGTTCTTTCAGTCAATTGCTCTAATAAATTCCGCCATCTTGATATATAGTATTACTACTCGGGGAGCATTCAAAAATGCTCGTTTCGGTTTAGATATATAGTAGGCAAAAATATCTCTTGTACAATAATGGCAAAGAAAATCAAACTGGATTTATCCCAATTTAAAGCATCAGGAGTCTATACGCTGGAATTTGACGCATCAGAAAATGTAATTCTAACGTCACAGACGATCCGACTGGTGGTGGGATTTTCGAATAAAGGACCTTTTAATGCTCCTGTGTATTTACCAGATGTAACTACAGCAGTGGCAGTTTTTGGAGAAATAGACAAAACGTTAGAAGCTAAAGGATCTTATTTCCACAGATCAATATTCGCTTGTTTAAATACCGGACCGGTGTTTGCACTGAATCTTTTAAGCTTAAATGATAACCTAGATAGCCCAACAGCTGATGTTGTAAATTACTTTGGGTATTCGATTGATACTGAGCAATCTAATGGTGTTTTAACCTCTAGATTGTATTCTTCCTTCTATAATAAAGAGAGATTTTGGTTTGCCGATACTAATTACTTCTTAGCCACACTTTCAGCGGTTGATACAGGTAGATTATTCAACTTGGTTAACCTTGGAAAAGAAGCTATGAGCGTTATAGTAAGGAAATCCACTGATGCTAACCCGCCATTGCAAGGTTTTGATGTTTTTGCGCTTGATTGGTATGGAGCTGACAATGTTCCGAGCTTTATGCACCCGTATGATTATATCTCTGATTATTTTATAGACGTTATATCAGTTTCGGGCGATTGGACTGACTATGAGACACTATCTCTGGATCCAAAATGGAGTTCTTTCTTTACAAGAAATGGATTTATAAAGAGTCAAATTAATAACTTCTTATCACAGCCGGACGTTAATATTTTAACTTCAACTACCGGATGTTTGATTCCGGATTTTGTGGATCTAAACGGAAATAATCAGTACATCCAAACGCTTATAAATAATAACACCCCTTCTACAGGACTATTCTGTGCAGTAGATGAGGATGCTATGGATGACCTTTGTAATAATCCGTATAAGATCGATCTTGTAGGGCACCATTTAATTGATGAGCTTACAGCTGATAGAGATATAGTTGATGCAAGATTAAATTTCTTAAGTTATGATCAGAACCTTACTGCTGATTACTTATACACGCAGAATTTAACAACTATTACCGCTGCTACTGGTGGATCACCAGATTCTATTAATGTCGGTACCTTGTTTACTGTAGGTGCTACTTCAACCTACGGAATCGGAGCTAGTGCTTTTAACGCATATGATGCTTCTCTTAAATATGGAGGATTACACTACATAGTAACAAACAGTGGTGTAACAGGAGCTTCCCTGACAACCGCAGAAAAGAACGAGCTTGTTAGTTTCGCAACTCCAAGCGCAACATCTTCCCCGTATATTATAGGTACTGTTACTGGATTATCTGGATTAACTGGATCTGTGATTAACCAATTCTCTGAAAATGATTTGGTAAAATTGAAGATTTCCGGTGCAATTCAAACCTCTGGTCAGGTACTACTAACGTGGACACACCCGTTGGATACTACGTCTTACGCAGCTCAAGGGGTAAGCGTTGTACCATATACTAATTTAGTTGGTGCAACTTCTGGCAATGTATCTGCTGATTATTATCAAATAGCATCTTCGGATTACCTAGATATAATTAGTGTTGATCCAGCAACAGGTGCTACCGCTGGTACCCCTAATAACGTATTAACTGGACAGCTTTCAACAAACTTCTACCAAGATCTTTTGTACGGTGAATTGGAAGACGGTGACCAAATTTGGTTGAATGATACAGGAAGTTCTGTTAATTACCTTTCTTACGAATCTACTGTTGATAGGGATCAGTTTAAGGTCTCTTACGCCAGAACGTTTAGCAATATATCTAGGCAAAGCCCAGATCAGCTTACTGACTATCCTGCATTCGGATCTGTTTATGCATCGGACAATATTGGTGCTTCTGTAAGTGCTGGTAAAACAGACATCATATCTTCCGTTGGATCGATTAATCAGTTTGTTAATATAATAACTCAAATTGACCCAACTAACTTTACGATATCTTCTACACCTTCTTCTCCTATCTCAGTTGGTGATTTGATAGTATCTACTGATCTTGATATCTGTGAAACTGTTGGAAGTAATAGACAAAATAGATTGACTAAGGTAACTGCTGTATCTCAGACCGCTACTGCTAATGTAGTACAGGTCACTACAGCTAGACCAGTTTACTATTACGCTGGAACTCCTATACAGGTCCAAAAGTTCAAATCAATACCTCAATTTACAAGGTCTTTTGATTTCACTTACCTACAAGGATTTACCATGAGGGATTCTCACAGACCGAATGGAACTGATGCTAGGGTTTCTGAATTACTTGATGTAATGTATAATACAAACATTGCAGCAACTCTTGCCGCTAAGGATGTTATCTCTTTCAGATACATTGTAGATACATTTAGCGGTCAGATCTTACCTAACTCGAAATACCAGTTAAGTAAGCTTGCAATGATGAGACAAAAGGCTTTGGCACTTATCAATGCTCCTTCTATGAGTCAGTTTAGGGCATCGACAGATCCTAGATTTACCGATGCACCTACACAAACGAATCCATACCCATCTCTGAAATCTCAATACATTGCAGAAGGTGGTAACCTTTCCCTGAATCCTTCCTACACATTCAGTTTACCGACGGAAGATCAGGGTGCTAAGTACGCAGCTTTCTATACCCCTTATTTGACATTAAGGGAAAATAATAGAAATGTAAACGTACCACCAGCAGCATACATTTCCAACAACTTTGTTAGAAAGTTTGCAAACGGCGAACCTTACAGTATTATTGCAGGTCAGAAAAGAGGGGTTATTTCGGGGCAAAACTTGGTAGGTCTTGAATATGACTTTACTGATGAAGATAGAGGTTGGTTGGAGCCAGTAGGGCTTAACCCTATTATTAAGAAAAGAGGCCTTGGTGTGGTTGTGTTTGGAAACCAAACCGCATATCAAACAGTTAACTCAGCATTTAATCTTGTACACGTGAGGGACCTTCTCATAAGTGTAGAGAATGATGTTGAAGAAATTATGGCTAACTACCTATTCGACTTTAACGAGGATTCAATTAGACTAGAGATTAAGACTTTGGTTGATAACTACCTTGATGGTGTAAGAGCTGGTGGAGGTATTTATGCTTATCAGGTAATTATGGATTCTTCAAATAATCCACCATCAATTATCGATCAGAACATTGGTATAATTGATGTGATTATCGAACCTGCTAGGGGTATCCAGAAGTTCATTAACAGAATCACTGTTACTAGAACAGGTGGTATCGCAGCTGGAGGATTTATTCAGTTTGCTTAATTTGACAAAATAGAAAATTTGGATAAATATAAAAAAAGGATAAGAACTAAATGGCTGGCTTACCACATTATCAAAACTCAATAAACTCGGTAAACAAATTTGAGCCGGTTTATCTCAATCAGTTTGAGGTAAATGTGATTCCCCCAGCTGCAGTAGCTGGTGGTCCTGTTTTGCTTGAGCATGTTATTTCAGTAGATGGTTTAGAGGTTGATAAGAATCCAAGTTTTGTTTCTCAGAAGTATAAATTCGCCAAAAGAAACTATGCTGGTGGTAAGCCAGATACTACTACTCTTGATCTGGGGCTTAAATTTACAGTTAACCTGGATGATGCTAATTCCATGTATGTTTTTAAGACACTTAGACAGTGGACAGACCTTATTTATAATCCTTTGACTGGAGCTCAAGGTATTAAAGCTGATTATACTGGAACTATAGTAGTCTCTGTTTTCAATAAAAATGGAGATGTATTTAGAAGAATTACACTTAAGGATTGCTTCCCACTCAAAGCGATAGATCCAATGGAACTAGAATATGTAAACGGGAATACCCTTTATGAAATTAGCATGACTTGGGCGGTTGATTATTGGGACGATCTTTTCTTATAAAATAAAAAAAAGTAGATGGCAGGTTTACCACATTTTAATAATTCAAAGGCAGCGAGAAATAATTATGAGCCGGTTTTCTTAAACCAGTTTGAGGTTATTATTACCCCGCCTAATGGTATTAATCTATCAAATACTACATTCAGAGGCGAGACAATATTAACTCAGCAGGTAAAGAGTATTTCAGCATTACAAGTTGATATACAACCCTCTGATGCTGTTACACAATATTACAAGTTTGCTGAAAGAAGATATGCTGGAGGCGAGCCATCAACATCGGATGTTCAGTTCACTATGGATTTTGAAGTGAATCTTGACGATAATAATTCGATGACACTTTATAAGATATTGAGACAATGGTCTGATCTTATTTACAACCCTCTTACAGGAGCAATGGGTTTAAAGAGGGATTATGTTGGATCTATGGTAGTCTCGGTTTTTAATAAGCAAGGTGACGTTTTCAGAAGGATAACCTTAAATAATTGTTTCTTGGTTGAGCCAATTACACCGATGACATTGTCTTACGATACTGGTGATGCACTTTATACAATTTCCACTACTTGGAAGTCAGATTACTGGAACGACCTGTTCTTGTAATTGGAACTTAATCACTAATTTTTTCTATAATTTTTGATTTTTATACCCTAGTGGTATATAGAGAAAATGACAAATATGTCTGATAAAAATCTATCTCCTGAAGAAATCCTAAGAGAAAAAGAAATCTCCGGCGGAATAGTTTATGATGACCCCAATGGTCTAAATCTTGATACTGAGCTTTCCGGCAATGTTTATAGTAAGGAATCTTCCCCGAAAACTAATGATTTACCCTCTGAACCTTTGGTTCAGGAAAGTGAGACTAGACCACTAGATCTTGGCTGGAAGAATTTACCTATTGGTATGCTACCATCACAGGGACTTTTCTATCCTGAGAGTTCAAGGATAGCTATTAGACCTGCTGAGGTGAAGGAGATACGTCAATTTTCTACTATTGATGAGGATGATATGCTTGACATAGACGATAAGCTAAATTATATTCTTGATTCTTGCTGCCGTATAAAATTTGATGAAAGTGGTGTAGTTTCCTATAAGGATCTAAAACAAGAGGATAGATTTTTTATAATCATGGCTATTCGTGATTTAACATTTGTCCAGGGTGAAAATAGAATAATTGTAAACCCTGAAGGTGGGTGTACGACCAAGGGGTGTAATGGAATGGAAGGTATTGAGCTTAGAACAGGGGTTTTAAGCAACTATGATATAAATGAGGACCTAAAGAAGTTCTATTCGCATAGCGAGAGATGTTTTGTTTTCCCTATTAGAAGAATAGGGAAAACCATTAAGATGATACCACCATCCATTGGTGTTACAAAAGCAATATCCTCATTTGTAAGAGATGCTGTTAAAAGAGGAGACGAGGTTGACGAGAGTTTTATAAAAATTGCTCCTTTTTATTTAAGCGAGTGGCGGGGTTTGGATTATTTCAAGATCAAGGAAGCCATGGTTTCTTCTTCTGAAGAATGGACTAAGGAGGAGTTTTCAGCTTATTTTGAATTAGCCGAAAGAATAAAAATTGGTACTGATCTTAAAATAAGAGTTAAATGTGACTCGTGCGGTGATGGGGAGGTCACCGCCCCAATTTACTTTCCCTCCGGGTTCAGATCTCTTTTCGTTATTTCAGATATCTTTAGAGAATTATTTTGATCTCAAATTTAGGCTCTGGAAAGAGCATGGACTAGATCCTTCCTGGGTAGAATCTATACCATTCTACGAATATCAAATTTGGATTGATAAGTTGAATGATGCTGTAGAAAGGGAGAATAAGAAAAAACTTGAGGAGAGCGGACAAACTGAGGTGTTTAGCTTTGGTAATAAGTGATTTTCTAATTAAGTGATATATAATTAGAAATAAAATCTCCGTTAGTGGCTGACTCCAATAAACTTCTCAAAGAACTAAGTAGCCTGAGTAGCAACTTTGATTCACTGTACCAGGAACTAAAAGCTTCTGCTAAATCTAACGCTGAGTCATCAGAACAGGTTAAAGACTTGGTGACTGAGATGAAGAAGGGCAAATCCCCTTCGGGGGAAGATTTGAAAGGCATTTTTGAAAGCTTTACAAAATCCTTTTCGAAAACAATTGCAGATCAGAATGATCAAATACTTAAAGGTTTAACTGATAAAATCTCTCAATCTTTTACAGGTTCGGTTTCAAACTTTCTCGGGAATGTACCACAGCAAATAGCTCAAGTTAAATCTGGTCAGATGCCGGATTTCAAATCTATTTTAGGTGGTGATTCCATAAAGGGTATAATATCAAATGCAGCTTCAAAAATTCCAGGATTAGCTGACGGCGGTACTGTTGAAAGCAGTGGTATAGCTGTAGTTGGTGAGAAAGGTCCAGAACTTGTTGAGCTAAAGTCTGGAGACAAGGTTAGAACTAAAGAGGAGCAACTAATGGAGATGCTACTTGACGAAGAAAGGAGAAAAAACGAAAAGCTAGGACGTGTAAGAAGGACTGGACCAACCGAGGAAGAGGTTGAAGCTTACAGAAAAGAACTATTGGCTGAAGATCCTGAATTTTATTCAGATCCTGCAGAATTACAGGAGGAACTTGATTACTTTAGATCTGAACAAGGATATGATCTTGAAACCAGAGAGACATTTAGCCTTGAGGATCTTAATAAACTCAGCCGACCAGTTTCATCATCTGAGGTTTCCAGTACTACAGAGACATTTAGCCTTGAGGATCTTAATAAACTCAGCCGACCAGTTTCACCGTCTGAGGTTTCCAGTACTACAACCACTGTGAGTGATTCCCAGGAATTAAATAAATCTATAAATGTAAATTCTCCAGATAAGGTAGGATCCCCCGAGGAGAAAAATTCTAAATTTAAAGACTTGCTAGGTAAAGCTAAAGAGATGGCTACTGAAAAGCTTAAAGAGGCACAAACAAAAGCTACCTCTACTATTTCTAACAGTGTTGCTGAGTTAAAAGAAAAGAGTCCTATCGTGCAGGCTAAAAATTCCGCTGAAGATATAAAAGCTCAAGTGGAAGAAAAAGTAGCATCAATTAGAGAGTCCCTAGGTAAGTCTTCAAATACCTCTGAGACACAATCTTCTAACACTCCGAGTACTCAAGTATCCTCAAGGAGAACGAATCTATCTACAGCGTCTAGTTCAGATTCTAATGTTGGTTCAATGTCTTCTGAAGATGTCAAAGAAATGAAATCGCTTCTTGCAGCCATATATCAAACCTTAAGAGGTCCGTTGACGATTGCAAACGATTTACCTTTTAGACCTAACTCAAACAATTTCTAACAATTGTTTATAAGTTCATTTTTTCCCAACGCAGGGAAATCTTATATTTGTTTCACAACTACTTTTTTTAAACCGAATCGTCCATGGAAGAAACTTTTATTGGTTCTGAAATATTCTTTTCCCAGGAATATTCAGCACAGGGGAATTACTGGATAGCTAGTCCCTCCCTTGGTAAAGTAATAACCTCAAAAAACAATTTTGATGAAATAAGCGAAACCTTTTATTCTTTGAAGGATAGGAAGATGGACAGGGTCTATCTAGAAATGGCAAAGGTGTGGGCAACAAATTCTTACTGTGAGCGAATGAAGGTAGGTAGCTTGATAGTTAAGGATAAGTCAATCATCTCAGATGGGTATAATGGATCTCCGACAGGATTTCCAAACATTTGTGAAGATGCTTCTCACGTTACACTTCCCCACGTTTTACATGCGGAAGCTAATGCAATTACTAAATTGGCCAAGAGCACTCAAAGCTCTGATGGAGCTACACTTTATGTTACTGTGTCTCCGTGTTTTGAATGCTCTAAATTGATCATCCAGAGTGGGATAAAAAGATTAGTGTTCAAGGAGTTATATAGAAAACTTGAATCTCTCAAGTTTTTGTTTGACGCTGGAATTGAGCTTGTTAGATTAAATAATAAATAAGGGGTTAAAAAGGGAATTTACTAAGGGGAAATAAATGGCAAAAGAAAAAAATATACAGGTTCTGGCTGAGAGTTTCATCCAGACCAGAGGCGAGAGGGAATTTAAACCTCTCTATGAAAGAGTAAAGCCAGGTGTCTTAAATCACTGTTTTGGCATTCTTAAGGACTTTGAATTAGCTGAGGATGCATTTTTAAATGCAATGTCGAAAGTTTGGCAAAAGATAGATCAATACGATAGCGAAAGAGGTAACTTTTCTACTTGGTGTTATAACATTGCTAGGAACGAATCCCTTCTTTTACTGAAAAGCAGAAAAAGATACATTTCACAGACTTCCGAAGAGATGGAATATACCTCAGCAAAGCATGAGGAAAAAAATCCATCCTATGATATTGAGGAAGATCCCCTATGGGATTTCTTATGTGGTGGTAACGATATTGATGACGTTTATGAACAGGTTATCGATGAGATTAAGGAACTTCCAGACATCTACAGGGATATAATGATTGATCGCGAGATTAATGGGATGAAATACAAAGATATCGCGGACAAGTACAATATTAAAAAGAGATCCATTGCTACCAGAATACGTAGGGCCAGAACCAAAATTCGTAAGAAAATGGAAGATGCAATGGGAAAATCTGATTTCAAGTAATGTGGAATATATTAGCAATATTTAGAATTTTCAAGGTTCTTAAGGAACTGAGAATTTATTCGCAGTATAGATCTACTGTGAAGGAGGAGAGCATGAATTCTCCCTTTTGGACAAGGCTTAGACTTAGGTACGATTGGCTTAGGAGAATTTACACTGTGATTAATCTACCACCAGAGGTTACAATGTCTCGAGAGTTTCCTGTGGATGCTAGGCCTGCATATGTTTTTGAAGAACTTAAGGGTGTAAATGATTACCTCACCAAGCTGAATCTCCAGGAGATAATTACCCCTGTGTTAAAGCCTCTCCCAGAAACAAACGGAGATTCTTATTTAGTAGTATATTATTTCTTTTTCCGTTATCTTTCTTGGATATGGATATTTAGGTTTTTGTTAGAAATTACTGGAATTGTATTTTTGATATTGAAGTGGAATTTTTTGATAAGTTATTTTGGATTTGGATAATATAGGAAAAGTAAAGGAAGATTACCAGAGAAAGCTAGACATATTCAAGGATCCCAAGTTTATATTTAACGAGTCGGCTCACACGTACCATTTTGAGGGGATCAAATACGATTCGGTAACCACATTTCTTAAAAGATTTAAAGTCCCTTTCGACAGGGAATATTGGGCAAATAGAAAAGCTCAGGAAAGAGGTGTCGATGTTTCTGTTGTAAAGGAAGAATGGCAACAAAAGGCAAATGTTGCTAATGTTTTAGGTACAGCGGTCCATAAATGGATAGAGGATTATTGGACTGGATTAAATCCGGAAACACCGGAAGACCCTGAAGTCAGAAGTAGGGTAGAAAAATTTTTAGCATTGAAGGATGAAAGGTTCCGGGATCTTGTTCCCTTAGAATCTGAGCTTAAGGTTTTTTCTAAAAAGTGGAGATTAGCTGGAACCGTGGATCAACCCTTTCTTATGTGGGACAAGAAAGAAAATAAGCTTTTGTTCCTCATCGGTGATTGGAAGACCAATAAGGAATTTAAGGACGATAAGCATCCAAAGGGTAGATTCAAAAAACTTTTGCATCCTTTCGCGGATCTTTATGAGAATTCTCATAATGAATATTCCATACAAATTAGCCTGTATAGGCTAATAATAGAGGAAGAAACTGGATTAGAAACCCATGGAGGTTTCCTTTGCCACATTGGACCTCAAGACAAACCTAAACTATATCCTGTAAAAGACTTACGAGAAAGACTTAAGATATATTTGCAACATAATCGGGAAGAATTCGATGTTTTCGATATCTCCGAGTGAAACATTACTGTTTAAATAACTAAAAAATAAAAAGAAATCAAATGGCAAAGTCAAAAAAACAAACACAGCCAAAAGTAGTAGAACTAGATGCTGACCAACTTGCAGATTCAGTAGGTGAAGAAGCTCTTTCCCGTTTAAATGAGGGAAGGATTAAAGCTGCTGAGGAAAACCTAGAAAATGCAAAAAAGAGAGTAGCTACCAAAGTTTATGCAGTCCAGTTTGAATCAATGTATCACATAGATAGATTTATCAGTTTTATGGAAAATGAGGCAGAATGGAAAGAAAAGGAGTCTCTTGGCGTTATTGAAATTTGTAAGGTTTTGGATAATCTAAAATCTGATGGCATTAAGAACAATATACTTTACCTACAAGCTTTGCCTTTAGAAGCAAGTCACTATTTTATATCTAAGCAAAGTGGTAAAGGACTTAAAGAAGCTAAGGAATTTATTTCCCTTTTGAAGCCTTTTGAACAAGGCCTGGAATCTGCAAAAGCTGATGCAAGAGAGATTCAGGATTTAGAAAAAGAACTCGCCGCAGCTCAACAGGGGCTTGAATTAGCCTAGAGCACACTATACAAAACCATTATCTAAAATAGGCCTTGAGTGATCTAGGCCTATTTTTTAGTGTATATGGATTTAGGTTAGATATATAGTAAAACTAAAATTGTAAATAATCATGGTACAAAAGATTAAAGACAACTTCCAATTCATAGTATTAGGATTCCTAGTATTGGTTTTTTTCAGACAGTGCGGGGTAAACAGAGACATCGACCGTATTGAAAAGGAGCTCAAAGCATCCAACACAGAATTAAATACCAAACTTGACTCGATCAACACCCTTACAAAGGCTGAGATCAGACATGAGATGAATCAGGTAATGTTCCAGTTCCTTATTTATGAGGATGATTTTGATAAGAAGAGAATATCTCTTTCGGAGATAAAAAATAAGATAGAAGCAAGTGAAGAATAAATCAAAACTGGTAAACGGATTTATCATAAGCACCTTCGTGTCTCTGTATTTGATGGTGTCTGTGATCTCCACTATCCACGTAATTGAATTTTTCGAGCTTTCTAACCCTTCTTGGTTAGCAATTTCTCTTGCAGTAGCTTTTGAAGTTGGTGCAGCAGCATCCCTGGCTTCCCTAATTGCAATGGAAAAAATGAATAAGTCACTCGTATGGTTTCTATTTATTTTATTAACTGCAATGCAAGCTATGGGTAATACTTATTATGCCTTTGTAAATCTTGGTGACTATACCTCTTGGTCCGAGCTCTTCGGTATAATTGAGGAAGAGGAAATATTCCAAAAAAGAATATTATCTATAGTCTCTGGAGCAATCTTACCAATTGTAGCTTTAGGATTTATTAAGTCACTTGTTGACTACATTAAACCTGAAGATGATAAGATAGAAACCAAAGAGGATGCCGAAGAGGATTTAGAAGAAATCGATTCGTCAGAAAAAGATGAAGAGGAGGATTTAGAGAATCTCGAAGAATATCAGGACATAAGCGAGCCGCTTATTTACGACTCACATTGGAATGATATTAGTATTCCTGATAAGGATCTTTCCGTGGATAATTTACCAGAACAGGTTGATGAAGGTGATTTAGTAGATGCTGGTCAAAGTGATTCTGAAACCTCAGAAGATGAAAAAAAACCAATATCAGAGGATAAAATTGAGATTGTAAACGTCAACTCAAATAAGAATAATCTTAGGAGAGTAGAAATGCCTACAGACCCTGATATAAATCCAACTAGGCTTTAATAATGAGCGAAAACACTGGAGATAGCTTTGAAATAATTGGAGGAGGATCTAGCAACGGCGGAACTGGATCAGGTACTCCTTTTGGGTATGGTAACAGTAACCCGGCTTTAACTACTGGTCAATCTGGACCATGGAATACCGAATATACGTTAATAGCAAACGACCCAGGATCTTTAAGGAGAGTAAATCTTACTTTTTCAAACTATAACGATCCACACGAGGTTAGGATATTTCAAACCTCTCTTAACGTCACATACCAGGCTGATATAGAGGAAAAATTAGATTTATCTGAATACTTTCACCCACTCCAGTCTTTTTCAAGCTACCAAAAGCAAACCTTTGTAATTTCTCCGGACTCCTCGATTAATCTGGACCCAGGTGATTTTGACACAACTTTAGGTGAGGTTAGTTTACTTATGGCAAGAGCACATTATAATGCTGATGCTGTAGAAGAACAAAGACTACTGTATTGGCATTATAATTCTGGTTTAAGATACATTATGTCAGATATGATGATGCTTACTGGTCAGGTTAAACCTGATGCTTCCTGGAAAGGATGGCAAACCTTACCAGATTTAGATGTGCAAGTTGGTTACACCGGTGCAGCAACCGGGGGTTTTGTTTTTTCAAATCCAACTGAATATCCGGTTAAACTAACAATATTAACTGCAAGCTAATGGCAACTAGACCTATTATATGTCCACCACAACCTATAGATGGATTTCTTTTTAGAAAGGATAAATTTGTATTGGAGGAGGATTACAACATCACAAACTTCTTTGATTTCAGTGATCTCCAGGATGAGGTTATTTCTTATTCGAGATTAAGAGTGACATTGAAAAGAAATAAGAGCGTGAAAATTAGCCAGACTGATATAGGTGATGAGAATGGGTTTGTTAAATGGGTAGCTGTTAAGGTTAAATACCCAGCACCTAAAAATCCTATACTCTACGGTTCACAAACACCAATCATACCTGGAGTACCTACTCCTACTAATGGAACACCACAAGTTAAAAAATACATCTATTGGACATACAGGGGAAATACCTACAATGTTGGTGAGATGATGATTTTAACTGGTAGTAAATTGGGATCAACTGATTCCGAAAAAACTGGATGGAATCTTAGCGAAGATTTCTTACCTTATGAAGATGGAGGTATAACCTTCAGCAACCCACACACCGATATTGACGTAAAGCTTGAAATTATAATAGCTAGATAATTTTTTCTAAAATTTTGACTTTAGTTGGAATATATAATGGAAAAGTTTCAATATCGCAGGTGTGATATATAGAAAGCAAAAAAACACAAGTAGAATGGACTTACTTAATCAATTAAAAACTCTTAGGGAAACAACCACTAACCCTGAAGTTAAATCTATTTGCGAATCTCATATTAATAAAATACAAAACGGGGAGAACGTAAATGAATCCGCAGTCCTTGAATCTGTTGATCAGGTTGTGAAGGAAAGCGAAGGCGAAAGCGCTGTGAATCCTATGGAGATGATCAGACAACAAGAAATTGAAAGATCTAAATCTGCAGCTCAGAGATTAATGGAATCTTGGGGAGGCATTGGATCATCAACTTCAAGAAATTCCGGATCCTATGTAGATGCTGAAAAGAAAGAGATCGATAACGAAGTTAATAACATCTCCGAAAGCTTAAAAGAAGTTGCTGAGAAAGACCCAGCAGCAAAGGCTTTTGTTGACTCACAAACAGTAAATAACTTAGGAGTTTATGAGTCTATTCTTTCTCTTAAGGGCACTGGAATTTACGAGCACCCTAACGTTAAGATCCTTTGTGAAAAATATACACACCTACTGAAAAGCAATAACGTCCCTGAATATCTAGTTGCTGAATCTTTTGTACAGGAACTTCAGAACTTTAACTGGGACAATAAGATTAAGTCTGCAGTAGAATCTATTAGTGAAAAAGTCCAATCACACCTACCTGAAATTGAGGTATCTAAAGCTCTTTACTCGATCGAGAAAAGCGCTGGTGCTGATTTCTACTCACCAGTAACTGAGTCTTTGAATAAGTGGTTAATTTCAGAGAACAAATCAGTTGCTCTACTTTCTAAGGAGCTATCAAGGTGGTCTTTTAACCCAACGGTTAGAAATCTTGTTAATTCACTTTCTTTGATGGAGTCATCAGAAAGTAAATTAAGTATTCCAGTTAATAACGGAAATTCTTCAGTTAAGAAAGTTTACTCTCCGGTACATGTAAGTGGCGGTAAAACCGTGTTTACCATTGGTAATAATGTCTTTGAAGGAAACTCTGAAGGAATTAAGAGGCTTAATAGAGCAGAATTTGAAGCTCTTCCAGCATCTTTTAGATCTTTATTAGAATCTTTCTATTCTCCTATGGTTAAGATTAACGAAAATGGTCTTAGCTTCTATGTTGGAAACAGCAGCTTTAAGCTTGTTGAAGAAAACGATTCAGTTTCTATCTACTCGAAAGAAACAAAGATCAACTTCAGTGACCTTAATCAACTTGCTAAGCAAGTAGCTTTGGAGATTTCTGGTAGCTTAGGAGTTAATGAAGCTAAAGCGGTTTCAGATCTTATTAATTTATATGAGAATTTCGAAAATATCGTTGAGTTGGATTTTGCTAAGAGATTGGAATCAAAGGTATTTGAAGGTGTATCTGTAAACCTTATTAAATGGAACTCAAACCTTTACCTTAACAGGATAAACGAGGGAATGAATGAGAATTCTCTATTTAAGGTTAACGGATCACAAGCTACCAACATGGTTAAGGATTTGATGAAGTACGACATCTCTGAAGGATTAACAGAATTTTTGGATGGCGAGAACAGAATCAAGTCTATTATGCTTAACGATAGAAAGCAAATCATTGATAACATTTCTATTGTCGAGAATGAAATCAATAAGATTTCACATGCAATGGCTACAAACCCTCTTTACGAAAACTCAAAAGAAATGCACAGAGCCAAGCACATGCTTGAGCAAGAGCTTTCTTCATTGAGGAAAAAATGGGCGGCTGTTAACGAGGAGATCGAAAAGATTGAGTCAACTGCAACAGAGGTAAACGACTTAAACGAGGACGAGAAATTTACTGTAGGCGACTACGTGAAAGTAAAAGAGTCTGGTAATACTGGTAAGGTAATTTCAGTCGATAGCACTTCTGGATCTTATACAGTTCTTATGGACAACGGAAGAACTGGTGATTTCAGAATGGACGAGATCGTTGATATCGAAGAGGCATTAAAATCTGCTGGTGAAGAAAACCAAGAAGCAGACGAGACTCAAGAAGAAATCAAGGAGCAAGAAATGGCAGTAGCTCCTGAAAAACAAACTGAATCTGCAAAAGATAAAACTCCTGCTGCTACACTTAAGGCTAATACTTCTGCAGCTCCTTCTGCTAAGGATCAAGAAGATGCTGGTAAAAAAGACATCGAAAAGGAAGATCATGCTAATTTAGAGGAAGCTCCAGAAGGTAGCGAGAAGGAAACCAAATATGACATAAAGTTAAAAGATTCTTTGGTTGACAAAATGGGATACAACGTGAATGAAAATTCTGAAGACGTTGAGTCTACTGAATCTGAAATGGCTGAGGCTCCTGCTGACGGTAACACTGAGTTATCCGAAAGAGACGTTGAAAACACGGATCAAAACCTAGCAGAAGCACCAGGTGGAAGAGATCATGCAGATTACGATGTAAAAGCTGCTCATGCAGAGGAGAATAATCCTGACATGGTTAAAACAGACCCTGAAATGGCTTCAGCTCCTGGTGATGGCACAGATAAAGAAATGCATCACGAGGTTGGTAAAGAAATGGGATACAATCTTGATGAAGCCAACGACGTTGAAAAGACAGATCAACAACTTGCAGTAGCACCAGGTGGTGAGCACAAAGCAGAATATGATGTTGAAGTTGCTAAAGCTGAAAAGGCAGTAGCGGATGTCATGAAGACAAACCAAGAATTGGCTGAAGCTCCTGCAGCAGGAACTGAAGCTGAAACTGATGTTGAGGTAAACCCAGAAATGGGATATAACATTGACGAAAGCGAAGAGTCAAAAAAAAACTAAGAAAAATACTTAGTAAAGTTTGGGCTTTTGCTCCAACGGGAAAGGATCAGTCTGAAACACCAGAGCCTTTCGTCGATGAGATAAAAGATAAAATGAGCGTCGCCCCAGATGGAAAAGAACCAACTGGAGACACGCTCATTTCTTCTGAAGATGGATCTGAAGAGGATAAGGTCTAGGCCGAAACTAACCTCGAGGTTTAAACTAAAAATAATATAAGTATTAATAAGGTTATGGCAAAGGCTTATGTAAAAAATAAAGACCTGTTGGCTGCTATTCTAGAGTCAAAGGAAAAAGGTGAGCTAACACCAGAGACCGTCGAGATGTTTGGTTTAATGGTTCAAGGCATTTCAAAAAAGATGGCTTACCGTGACCCAGACGATAAAGCTGATTGTATGGCTTTTGCTATGGAAGACCTTTGTAAATATTGGAACAGGTTCAATCCAGAAAAGTCGAATAATCCATTTGCATATTATACACAAATTGCAAAAAATGGGTTTGCAAAGGGGTGGAAGAAAATACATCCACCAAAGGCACCAAAAACGATTCCATTCTCTTACATAACAGGCGATGACAATACATATAATGTATAATCATGCCCGATATAAAGAAAATAAAACCCAATGGGGACTATAAGTCTGGCTTATACGTTCCACAAAACCCGGACAAGTACATTGGTGACGTCCATAACATAATCTGCAGATCTTCTTGGGAATTCAGGTTTTGTCGTTATTGCGATACTAACGACAAAATACTTAAATGGAGTTCTGAACCAATCTCTATTCCTTATTACAATCCTTTGGATAAAAAAGAACACCAATATAATGTGGACTTTTATATGCAAGTTCTAAAGGACGATGAGCAAACTCAGGACTGGATAATAGAGGTCAAGCCAGAGAAGCACTTCAAGAAACCTATCCTTGAAGGAAATTCAACACTCAAGAAACTTAAGTCCTACAACCATAAAATGCAGATTTGGATTACCAACCAAGCCAAGTTCAAAGCAGCACAAAGATGGGCAGATGCTAGAGGATACAAATTTGGTGTGGTTGATGAGAATTTTTTATTTAAAAGCAAGTGAAACCTTTTGAAGAGCAAATTAAGGACCTAAGAAAGGAATCACAGTCGATTTCTAGCATTTCTAAGGAATCGAATGATTTGTTTAAGAAAAAATATGGACCGAATGGTTCTGGGGGAAGACTAGAATTCAATGGAGATTTCATACCAGGTAAATTCTATACCTGCGAATATAAAACGAAAACCAAGATTTCTGATAAAGTTCCCTTTATTGATAGGGAGCCCGTTTTCATCTTTTTGAAAAAAGAGAAGTTCCAATCTGGATCTATAGCGGTATCTGTAGATCTTGGTGTCATCCCTCCTGATTATAGGGGTAATATTATGGTTAAGTTGTGGAACCAGTATTATAATATATTTAAGGATAATGAGTCCTTACCATATACTTCCCAAATTCCCATACAAGGGATCAGTAGGGCATTTGATGCTTTATTAAACGGTACTGGGTGGAAAACTTCTCTTACCGGATTTAAGCTCGATTTTATGAATAATATAAAGGTTGTGGACTATACTGATCTTGTCAGGATCCCATATCTTTCTGATTTTATGATAGAGGGACAATCCATTAATGGGATATATAGTGATTATAGATCGAAATTAAATCTCTAAGATAAAGTACAAAAGACAGATCTTATTTTATAAATGGCCGGATTTAACGAAACACCAGAAGGGAACCCGATATTCCAAAGGATTAGAGAGTCTGTAAAGTCTCTCAGCAATTTTGGTATGAGGTATGGTGATATGGTCATTAAAAATTCACAGGCCATTGGATCGATAGAAGCTGATTTTATGAAAAAGCAATCTATCGATGATGAGAGCTTGCTTTATTCCCTCGGTAGACAAGACACGACCACAAGACAATTTATCAGCTACTATGATAAGGATTACGCAGGAAAGAGAGATTATCTTAGGAAGTTTGCTCTGAATCCTGAGATAGAGTACATCTTGGATACTGTCTGTGACGAAGCGATAACTTTTGATTCATACAACTTCTTTGCATATCCAGCATTTTTAAATCTTACCGATGTAAAGGATAAGATAAAAAACCGTCTGGACGAGAATTATAAGAATTTGTATGACATGTTCGGCTTCGGCGATGATATCAGCGGGTGGCAATACTTTAGACAGCTAATGGTCGATGGCTTTCTTGCCTTTGAAATAGTTTATGATGACAAAGGTAAGAAGATTATTGGATTTAAGGAATTAGATGCAACTACTCTAATGCCATCTGTTGAAAAGCAGCCTGATGGTACTTATTTGAGTGTTTGGTATCAATACCCAAAGGATATCAATAAGAGGAGGATGCTATATGACTCCCAGGTGATTTACATATCATTTGCTAAGGGAAACACAGTTTCTAGGATTAGCTATGTCGAAAGACTTATAAGGCCCTACAACATTCTTAGGATAATCGAGTACACTAGGGTAATATGGTCGGTTATGAACGCATCGTTCAGAATGAAAATGACTGTACCGATTGGATCGAGATCTCCACAGAAGTCTATGCAAACCTTGGGTGAGCTTATGAGTATCTATAAGGAAGATATTAGGTTCAATGATGAGAGTGGGGAGTTAACAGTAGATGGCAGACCTAAGATACAGTTTTATAAGAATTATCTAATGCCTTCTGGTGTTAATGGAACACCAACGATAGAACCTATTAATAATGCTGGCCCAAACTTAAACGATCCCCAGCCTCTTGCTTATTTCTACGATAAGCTAGTTCAGGAATCTAAAATTCCTTTTTCTAGGTTCCAAGGTCCTGATGGTGGATCTATAGGAAACTATTCGAATGGTGCAGAAGGATTGGATAAAGAGGAAATAAGGTTTGGTAAGTTTATTAGTAGGCTTAGATCTATCTTCCAGGATCTTTTGGTTAAGCCACTTTGGATTCAAATGTGTAAGGATTTTCCGGAGTTGGAGAAGGATTACTTATTTAAGAGTCAACTGGGGTTGGAATATGTTTCTGATAATCCATTCAGGGTTAATCAAGAGATAGAAACCATGCTTAAAAAGAAAGAGCAAATTGATGGTATGTATGCTCTTACCGATGATAGCGGTGAGCCTTTCTTTTCATTGGCTTATCTAATTGAGTCTCATTTGGGAATGACTGAAGATGATATAAAGGCAAATAAGGAAGCTATCAAGAAAAGGAAAGAGGAGGAAAAAAAGAAAGCTGACGAAGAGGCTAAATCTTCGGAGGAAGAACCCGCAGAGGAAGCTCCAGAAGAATCTCCGGAGGAAACCCCGGAAGAACCCCCACAAGAATAATAATATAGAATGGCAGGTTTTTTAGATTATGTAGCAGAAAGATCCTTCTTGGGTAACCTGTATAAGAATTTATCCAAGGTTGGAAGGTTTGGAATGGAATACGAAGATATGGTAATTCGTAATTCCCAAGCTGTTGGTGCTACTGAATCTAACTTTTTCAACGAACAGGGAAGTGGATTTACTGAAAACAACGCATTTTATTGGACCCTTGGATATCAAGATACGAAGGTTAGAAAATATATTGCCTACTTCGACAAGGACTACATGGGTAAAAGAGACTTCCTTAGGAAATTCTCTTTGAATGGCGAAATTGATTTTATCCTGGATACACTTACTGATGATGCTATCAATTACGATGACAAAAATTTCTTTAGTTATCCGTCTTTAGCTAACATTGATCTAAAGCCTAATGTGCTTGATAAGGTAAACGAGACATATCAGAATTTGTATATGCTGTTTGGCTTTCAGCAAAGCATATTAGCTTGGCAATATTTTAAGCAGTTTTTGATTGATGGGTTTTTGGCTTTTGAGATTGTTTATTCTACTGATGGCAAGAAAATAGTTGGATTTAAAGAATTAGATCCAACCTCCCTTCAACCCGCTACAGAACAGCAGCCAAATGGTGAATTCCAACAGATTTGGATACAATACCCAGAGGATAATAAAATGACAAGGAAGCTCAGAAGTGAGCAGATCATTTATCTTTCGTATGCTAAAGGAAATACAATTTCTAGGGTAAGCTATGTGGAGAGACTTATAAGGTCTTATAACATTCTAAGAATCATGGAAAACACCAGGGTTATTTGGAATGTGATGAATGCTTCTTACAGACTTAAGTTTGTAATCCCTGTTGGTTCACAGTCTCAGCAAAAAGCGATGCAAACCCTTGGACAGCTAATGTCTATCTATAAAGAGGAAATGGAAATTAATGATTCCTCGGGTGAACTAACAGTAAACGGTAGACCTAAGGTTCAGTTTTATAAGAATTATCTTTTCCCTGAGAAAGATGGACAATCCCCACAGATTGAAACCCTTGATCCCAATGGACCAGATTTCAATGTTATGGATAATGTTATTTACTTCTATAACAAGCTTAAACTGGATTCGAAAATACCTTATGCAAGGTTTGCTTTCCGAAATGGTACCCCGGCTAACTATCAAATAAGTATAGATCAGCTAGAAAGGGATGAAATTAGGTTTGAGAAATTCTTAACAAGACTAAGATCGATCTTCCAAGAAATATTGGTCAAACCTCTTTACATACAAATGTGTTTGGACTTCCCAGAATTAGCTAAGGATAGATCATTCAAAGCAAATCTGGGCCTAAGTTATGTAAGAGAAAACCTTTTCGAGGAGTTTATTCAATTGCAAAACTATACAAAACGCACCCAGTTTATAAATGACCTTGGTGAAATGAAGCAAAAGATTGGCGAGGAAGAGGAATCTTATTTTGACAAAGAATTCCTGATTAAAAGGTATCTCGGTTTAACTATGGACGAATATAAGAAGAACGAGAAATATAAGGAAGCTGAAGCTAAGCTTGCTGAGGAAAAAGCTAAGGAAGCCGGATCTGAGGGCGGAGAGGAAGGCGGAGGCGAGTCATTCACCCTATAATTTTATATAAATGGATCTAAAGGATCTCCTGTCTTCAAAGAAAATTCTGGTAGTTGGTGATGTTATATTAGACCATTACATCTATGGTAAGGTTTATCGGGTTTCTCCGGAAGCACCAGTACCTGTAGTGCTAAAATCAAATTCAACATATTGTTTGGGTGGATCAGCAAATGTCGCCCAAAACGTTTCTTCTTTCGGGTCTGAATGCTGGCTTCTAGGTGTTTATGGTAATGACCAGGGATCTGTAGAGATCGACAATCTTCTCGGTGAGAAGAATATACACTCGCTTATGATAACCGATATCTCTAGACCAACCGTAGAAAAAACCAGGGTTATTGGGAATAGTCATCAGATTGTTAGAATAGATTCCGAGACAAGTGACCCGTTGACATCTGATATCCAGGATGAGGTATTGGAATCTTTTAACAACATTATACACCAGATGGACGGTGTTATTATACAAGACTATGGAAAGGGAATGCTTAGTGGGGAGCTTATAAGTAAGATAACTGATATCTGCACCGAGCTGGAAATCCCTACTCTGACTGATCCTAAGGATAGAGATTTTTCCAAATATATTGGATCTACCTGGATAAAACCAAATCTTAGTGAGTTTAAGTCATCTCTTAATATTCCACAGCCTGAAGCAATTGACTTAAAACGTACCACGAAACTCATGGATTCTTTGATGGACTCTTTTGGTTTTAGAGGAGTTTTGCTTACCCTTTCCGAGGATGGTATGATGTTAAAGACGAATTCAGATTTTGAACAGGTCGATGGAATCCAAATAGAGGTAACTGACGTTTCTGGAGCGGGTGATACAGTTAGTGCTGTTTTCATGCTTCTGCTAACAAATAACGTCTCTTATCTCGATTGCTTGAGAATATCAAATCTTGCTGGTTCCCTGGTTTGTCAAGTATCCGGAGCAGTACCGGTAGATTCCAATAACCTTTATATGACACTTCTTAAAAATTCTTGGGTTATCACAAGCCTTTCTGGAGAGCCCATTTTGATTTAGATCATTTTTTTAGTACGTTTTGGTTTCTTAGATTTGTATTATAATAAAAGCATATGAAGAAGGAACTGGAGATATTTATGGAGATAGAAAGCCTTTCTGGTAATGGATCTCAGAAGGTAAAGCAAACACTCATTTCAGAGAATTTGTCTAATGAAATGGAATACCTTTTGGATGTTTGCTTCAATCCATTTATTACAACAAAGCTCCACAAGCTGAATCTTAATACACATACTCCTGGAAGAAAATACCAGAGAGACCCTGAGGAGTTTTGGAACACATTTAAAACCTTGGTGGAAGAGCTTAAAGCTGCACCTGCTGCAAATGATTCCCTTAGACAAAGGGCTGAGGATCTTCTTGAACACACTTTTGATCCCGACAGCGATGTTGATCTGGGTATAAGGAAGATGCTCATGAAAGTCCTAACTAAAAGGATGAATATCGGGCTAGGTGCTAAGTTGATCAATAAAGCAGTTGGGTCTGAGATTATCCCGGATCCGTCTTTAATGCTTGCAACTGATAAGCAGGAGGAGATTGAAACCTGGGACAAAATCTATTGTGAAGAGAAGTATGACGGTGTTAGGGTTATAGCTATGATGAATCCTGACAGGTCATTCTCTTTTTATACACGTGCATTCAATGAGCTAGACTCTTCCAAATTAAGCAAGATTGCGAAGGACCTTTCCACAATCTCAGATAAGGCTGGTCACACTAATGTATTTTATGATGGTGAGCTAACAGATTTCGATAGAAAGTCAGTTTCTGGAAAGGTAACTCAGATTTTAAAAGGAACAGCCCCTGATAATATAGATGACAATTTCCTTTTTAATGTGTTTGACTTGGAGGACAATGCAACACTTGAAAAAGGCAAGGGCTCTGTACTGTATACAGAGAGAAGAAGGTCTCTTGCAGAGACGTTGAACTTTCTACCTGAGGATTCCAACATTAGGCTCGGTCAGATGTGGGAGGTAGATTCTATGGAGGATACCCTGATAATCTATAAGGATATCGTTTCTAAAGGTGGTGAGGGGGTTATTTGCAAGAATGATCATTTGTATGAGTGCAAAAGAAGCAAAAGCTGGATTAAGCTTAAAGAAGTAAATGATTGCGACTTAGAGGTAGTTGGATGGTATCCAGGAGAGGGTAAAAGAGAGGGATTCATAGGAGGACTTATTTGTACTGACCAATCAAAAACACTAAACGTAAAAATTGGTGCAGGATTTACCGATCTCGATCTTGAGACATTGAGTCAAAATCCAGATGATTTGATCGGTAGAATTGCTGCTGTTCAATACAATGTGCCTATCACGGATAAGCATCAAAATCGAAGCTTATTCCTGCCAAGATTTATTGAGATTAGAACTGATAAGATGTTCCCCGACGACCTCTCTAACTTGTTCTAAATGGGAAACTTAAGGCTCTTTTTTCTGTACAAGAATAAAGAGCTTTTTTATGATAGACCAACTCCTCACAGAGAAGTTAAGACCCAAACAAATCAAGCATATGATCCTTCCAGACAGGATCAGAAAATTGTTCGACGAAAAGGGGCTTAACCATAATGTTTTATTAGCAGGATCTCCTGGGTGTGGAAAGACAACTTTAGCAAAGATTCTTTCCAACGATCTCCCACACATTTTTATAAATGTATCTGACGAGAGCTCCGTTGATACCATCAGGACCAAGATAAATGAATTCTGTTCTACCATGAGTATCATGGATGGGAAGTCATCTAAAAAAGTGGTTGTACTGGATGAGTTTGATGGTGCTTCTGATCAATTCTATAAGGCATTAAGGGGAACAATCGAAAAGTTTGCTTCCAATACTAGGTTTATTGCAACCTGTAATTGGCTGAATAAAGTACCAGAAGCTATTCAAAGTAGGTTTGAGGTTATCAATTTCGATCCGATAAATCAAGCAGAGGAGGAGTTTTTACGAAATGAATGGAGAAGTAGGATCAAGCTAATTCTTGGGAAGTTGAGCATCTCTATTGACGATGCATCTCTTGATGAGTTTGAGAAGGAGTACTTCCCAGATCTTAGATCTTCCCTAAACCGAATCCAATCCTGGGTTATCGAAGGAGTTCAAACAATTGATATTTCTAGGGTAAGGGATTCTGGCTGGTCATATGATGATCTCTACAATATGATCTTTTCTTCTAAGGATCCGATTGGTAATTACCAGGTGATAGTTGGTCAATATTCATCTAAGGTCGATGATGTTATGGCTGCTTTAGGTGAGGAGTTTATACAATGGATCATGAAGAATAAATCTACGTACGCTAAGATTATTCCAGCAGTAGTAGTTGAGGTTGCTCATCACCAGGCACAGAGACAACTGGTTATTGATCCAGTAGTGAGTTTGTTGTCTCTGATTTTTAAGATACAAAAACTAGTAGACTGATGGATTTATTACCTGAAGAAATAAGAAAGAACACTTACCTCTATAAATTTTATAAAAGAGGTGAAAGAGCAATGATGTATGAACAAATAGAGCCAAGCACTGGACAAACAGTAGGGTTTGAGATATTTAAGAGAAAGATAGACAAACCAAAGGTAGTATTTGGTATCCAATTGAATGAGAGAGAAATCTTTCCAGGAAACGAGGATTTTGGTAAATGGGCATGGTCCATTACTGATGAGGGAAGAGCTCTAGAAAGATTTAACCTAATTGAGAGTCAAACCGATGAATAAGCAGGGACTAGTATTTTTCTTAATTATAGCCCTTGCACAATCCGGTGCATGGTTCCAGCAGTTTTCCCAAGTGAGATGGGAATGGTTTAAAAACAACAACTGGTTTAATATTGGTATCCTTGGAATTCTCCTTTCTATACTTTTTGTGTATGGTGCAAGAATTGGGTACACTGCCTGGGAAAGTGTTTGGAAAGTTCGATTGATACAATTTTCGATTGGAGCATTTGTCGTATCCTTTTGGAGTTGGATAATACTAGGAGAGGGTGTGAATTTAAAGACTTTTGTTTGTTTGATCCTAGCATTGATGATTATCCTTATTCAGGTTTTTTGGAAATAGAATATGAAAAGGCTTATTATAGTAGGTAAAGGTGGTTCAGGTAAAGATCATCTTAGGAAAAAACTAGAAGACAGAGGATTTAAATATTGTGTATCTCACACAAGCAGGCCACCGCGCCACGGAGAAATTGACGGGAAGGATTATCACTTTATATCCCTGGATACTGCAATCCATGAATTTATTGAAACCAATAGATTCTATGAGCATGTTATTTTCAATGGCTGGGTTTACGGTACTTCTCTTGACGAATTTAACTCGAGTAATCTTTTTATTATGACACCCTCTGGTTTGTCTTCTATGAAACCCAGAGATAGGGAAGAGTCTTTTGTGGTTTATTTGGATATAGCCGAGGATGTAAGAAGGTCTCGATTATCTAAAAGAAACGATGCTGATAAGCTTGAAAGAAGGCTTCAAGCAGACTATGATGACTTTAAGAACTTTTTTGATTATGACGAGAGGATTACTGATCCTTTATTTGACAGTGTAGGTGATTGGGGAAATTTAAAATTTTATAGCAATGATTAACGTACTTATTGACGGAAACTACATATTTCATAAAACATTTGGTGTTTTTGGTGGATATGGGAATAAAAACCCTGGCGATATCTTAGGAACCCAAAATGAGCAGTCAATGTTTATTAGAAAAATATCGACTGACCTAACATCATCCCTCAGATCTATTCCTATTGGGGGAAAGCTAGTTTTTACTGTTGACAGTAGAAGTTGGAGAAAGGATGTTGAAATTGAAGGTGGAGGTTATAAATCCAACAGGGTGAAGGACGAGGAAGTTGATTGGAGTGTTTTCTTTAACCTCCTTACTTCTTACGGGGAACACCTTGAAAAAATGGGATTTATATTTTCCAAAGTAAATGGAGCTGAAGGTGATGATTTGCTTTATTTCTGGGCTGATTACCTAAATACCAAGGGTGAAAATTGTATCATCATTTCGGGGGATAAGGATTTACATCAGCTGGCTAGATGGAAAAAAGATAATTGGACCATAGTTTGGAACGCAAATTCTAAAAACAATATTCTCTCTGTGCCCGAAGGCTGGGAGGATAACTGGCTTAATAAAAACACAGAGGCAAGTGTATTTGATATGGGCAGTGTAATGGACCCAGATAAAGATAAGCTTAAGGAATTTATTAAGAAGGTTGAAGTAAATGAAATTAATCCTAGGGATTTCGTTTTCATTAAAATGCTTGTTGGTGATAAGGGAGATGCTGTCCCAGGTATATGGGAGGTACAAGCAGGATCAAAAACCCAAAGAGTTACCCCCAAGAAAGCTGAGACTGTTATGGAATCCTTGCAATCAACACAATGGGCTAAACTTCCCTTTGCTGAACTTATTGAAGACGACCAATTCCTGGAGTGGACTGCAGGCTATTGTATTAGACTTCTCAAGGATATAGACAGCAAGGATAATCGGGAAAAAGCTGCTGAGAATCTAAAAAGAAATTATAAACTCATGTGGTTGGACAAGACCGTAATCCCACAGGAGGTAATTCAAGGAACCGTAGAGGAATTAAAAAGAGGAATATCCTTGCCTAAAAAATCTATTACCCTTGATAGGGTGAAGATTCTTGAGGGAACAAGCTGGATAAGCTCACAAAATGCTCCTAGCCAATTTGACCCCTTTAAAAACTTTGGATAATGGAATTATTTGATGTAGTTAAAACAATTTTCAAGAAGGATAAAGACTGGGATAAGGTTTCCAGGAACGATAAGGTTAGAAATTTCTTTATGATTAATCGGATAATGTCCATCCAATTTCCTATCCAGGCGGATCAGTTCAACCACACAAAGATTTTACCAAGGCCTGTTGTGGATTGGTGGCACGACACGCTGAGCAAGCATTATACCAGAATGCCTGGTTGGATCTTCACCAAAACCAAAAAATCCAAAAATAAGACAGCCCCAACCTCCGATATTGAGATCGATAAATCTATCGAGGAGTTTGTAGCAAACAAGTACGAGGTATCATTAAGAGACCTTTCTGATCTGAAAAGATTCTATCCGGAAAAATATGAGAATTGGATGAGATCTATAGGGGAACAAGTCACTATGATGAAAAAGTGATTGTGTGATATATAAGATGTTCCCTAATTAGATTTTTTATGAGAAATGATTTCAGGAAATTAATAGAAAAGGTATTGTCTAGTTTAGATTGGGATACCATTTTTGAAATACACAAAGTTTTTAAATTCGGAGTTGGTGAGGGTAGCGAAGTAATTCCTGGACTGAAAAGAAAGATCTATAGCGAGGATCTTACTAAGAATGATGTTAAAAACGAACTCAAGTCCCTACTTAGATTTGTAATCAATAACGACGTTTCTAAATTTGGATATGGACCGTGGATGATTACCTGGTTTAATCAGGATTGGGATATTATTTTCAACAATGAGTCTGAGGAGGATTTTGGTGATGACGAGTTGGATGATATTCAATTCGATTCAAGACTAGAGGTTGTTTATGCTCCACAGCGTATTTGTCTCACTGTTAATGCCGCTCCTGATGCTAAGGAAGAGATTTCTTCGGAGGAAAGTGTGCTAAATAAAATGCTCAAAAAAGCTCTTAAGTCCGAAAATTATGAACTTGCTGGAAAAATCCAGGAAATCTTAGATGAAAAGAAATCTAAGGAGAGTTCAGATAAATAGTATAAATAAATTTATCCTTGAGGTACATTAAAACCATAAATGAATTTTTTGACGTTGGTGTTTTTGGAGACACCTACGGATATGGTGGGGCAAATGGTATATTCAAGGTTCAATATAAGCCTTATAAGGATCTTTCCGTTTCTGTTGGTCCTGATCCAAATGTAAAGAGGAATGTAAGAGGATCACAATTTCAGGTTGGTGATATTGTTATTGGACAGCCTGTAGATTCTGAGAAGAAAGTTGCTGGAATGATCGTTAGAGCTGAAAGAGCCCCTGACAACAAATCCTATAAGTATTTCGTTCAGGTTCACACTAAAGGAAAGGACACAGAGGAGGTATTAGAGCTTATCCCGGATTCGGTTGAATTCGTTGACAATGGCGATAAAGGGCATAAGCAAATTATCTCTCACTTTAAGCTGGATACCATGCCGGGTGGGGTTTACAATTCTCCTACTGTTTACAACAACACAAAACTTGGCATCGAGGCTATAGGAAGTTAGAAACTTTCATTCTTTTTACTGCTAAGATGTATTGATGATTCTAAGCAGGAACTTAAACAAAATAGGCTACATTAACAGGGAGATACCTCAATCCCTGGAAGGTGTTTCGCAGTTCCTATCTTTGATCCTAGATAACCTAAAACTTGATAGTGATAGAGGTATTCCTGTATCGTGCTTTGAGGTTCCTCAGGGATTCCAAGTTTTGGATTTTTCATCTATTGAAGAAGGGTCTGACGAGTCCTCTAAGGTGTGGGAGATTTTCCAATTCCTTAAAAGTAGTAAGCAAAGGATTTTCTTTTACTTGCCTAATTACTATTTCTTAGGTAGCCAAATACCAGAAGTGGTTGAAACTACCAGAGGAATGATTTCATCCCTTTGCTCTTTTTTGGAGCAGGTTGGTGTCAGGGAAACCTCGGTTGTTATTAGAATTGGTAGTGCTTATGGTGCAAGAAAAGCTACCATGGATAGATTTTGTAGCGAGATTAGATCCTTCGATAAAACAACAATTGCAAAGCTTTCTGTTTGTAATGATGAAAAACCAAGTCTCTTCTCGGTAACAGACCTTTTAAGTGGAGTCTTCTATCAGGTTGGAATACCTATCGCCTTTAGATTTCTACCGCATCAGTTTAATAATGGTGGACTTTCGGTTAGGGAAGCTTATTTTCTTGCTGTCTCGACGTGGGATAAAAACCAAGTCCCCGTTTTCTTTCACTCAGAGTCCGAAGAAGTTGATGAGAATGGTTACTCATTATCACCTTCACCCTCGTTAAAACTGAGACACCGAATACCCACTTTTGGACTTGAGATTGATGTTATCTTGGATTCTTCTGACGGCCTTTCCACTTGTGCAAATTACCTAGGTAATTATCTTTCCCTTAAGCCTATGGTAATTAATAAAGTTAGTAAGAAATAATTTTTATTAGCGTTTGTTTTCCTTAGTTTTGTGTAAAACAAGAATATGCCTGAGTTAGCGGAGCTTAAACTTACTTCTGATTTTGTCAATGGAGTTGTAAAGGATAAGGTGTTTACACACATATCTAAAAATCCAGAGCACAAATGGATTGAGGTTGATTTTGGTGAACCCTTTGCTTTGAGGTCTTTCAGCAGGGGTAAAGAGATTAAACTGGTTCTTGAATCTGCAGAAACTGACAAGGTCGATAATCTTATGATGACCATGGGCATGGGAGGTCATTTCCAATGGGCTTCTCGAGGGGAGACTATAAAACATACCCACCTTTTCTTTCACTGTAATGACGGTGGACATTTGGCCTTTGTTGATGTGAGGAGATTTGGTAAATGGAAGTGGGGAGATTGGAATAAAGATAGAGGTCCAGATCCAACCACCGAATATTTCCTTTTCTGTAATAACATTTTACAAAATCTGCACAAAAGAGCCTTTGATAAACCCATATATGAGGTGCTAATGAACCAGAGGTACTTCAATGGAATTGGAAATTATCTGAGAGCAGAGATTTTAATCAGAATTCCTGATGAGGATCCTTTCCAATCTGCCAGAGAATTTATCAGTAAAAGGAAATGGGAACTATTTGAATTGTGTAAGGATATACCAATTCTTGTTTATGAAATAGGAGGGGGGACACTAAAAGATTGGAAGAATCCCTTTGGTGAAGTATCCTCAGTTCGGGCCTTTATGAAGTGTTACGGAAATCCAGTGATGGAAAAAATAGAAGATCGTGGCGGAAGAATGTTCTGGTACGACCCAAAATGGAAAAATTAAAAATATGGTAGATAAAAGAATTTTAGAAAATTGTCTCTTCCTTGACGTTGAAACAGCTACGGGATACAGATCCTTTGAAGATCTGGAGACTGAAAATCCAAGACTAGCAGATCTTTGGTCAAAAAGAGCAAAGTACTACAGAACAGTATATGAAGACATGAATGGTCTTTCGGATTCTGAGATCTATAAGGAAAAAGCTACACTCGAACCTGAATTTTCTAGAGTTGTATGTGTATCCTTTGGTGTACTACAAGAAAGTGGACAAGTGAGAATGACCTCTTTTTATGGAGACGATGAGGAAGAAATATTAACCAAGTGTGCTAAGGTCTTTAATAATGCACACGTAAAGAGTATGAAGCTTGCTGGTCATAATATTAAGGGATTTGATATTCCATGCTTGGGTAAAAGCATGATCTATAAGTTAAGCTCACCAGAATTACCTCCAAATTTGGTTATCTGGGATAAGAAACCTTGGGAAATACCTTACCTAGATACCTCCGAGGTTTTTTCTTTTGGTAGCTGGTCTCACCAAAAATATCTTTCTCTTGACCTATTAGCATGCTCGCTTGGTATCCAGTCTCCTAAGGATGATATGGATGGATCGAAAGTGAGTGAATACTTTTGGTCAACCGGAGATTGCGAGAAAATTAAAGAGTACTGTGAGAGAGACGTACAAACGGTAATTGATGTTTTGCTAAAGGTGGCTAAATAAGATTTCCCTTTATTTAAATCCTCCTGGGATTGTTTGGATATATAAGATTCAAATAATCCCTTTTTTGTGAGCGTAGTTAAAGGCTTTAGTGATTTTGTTCTAAACGAAGACAAGGTAGGTTCCTTTTATAACGATGAGCTTAATCCCAAGTTTTGGGATAAGTACAAAACTAAAGACGGAAAGGAAGAATGGGTATTTGATAGAATAGTAAGGAAAAAACTTCTTAAGATTGCTGAAGACTTCTATGAAAAGTATGAGGATCTTCTGGGAGATCTCCCTATATCAGATATACAGCTCACTGGATCCTTAGCTAATTTTAACTACACCGATAAATCGGACCTTGATGTACACGTCTTGGTAGATTTTAATAAGATAAAATCCAAAAGGGATATTGTTAAAGCTGCAGTGGATGGAGTAAGGTTCGTTTGGAACCTCAGACATGATGTTATCATTAGAGGCCATGACGTAGAACTTTATCTTCAGGATGTTCACGAACCACATACAGCTTCTGGTTTATATTCTCTTATGGATGATAAGTGGATACGTAAACCAAAGTTTGATCCACCAGAAGTTGACGAGCATGATGTTAGGAAGAAGTTCGATGGATTTGCTTCTGAAATCAACCAAATGGAATCTAAACTTGTTACATCCTCTGCTTTGCCTGACAATGCAAAAGAGATGTACAAGCGTCTCTTGAGGATCAAGGAGAAGATTCAAAAGATGAGAAAAGATGATCTTGCCAAGGATGGTGAGTTCTCTGTGGGTAACCTAGCCTTTAAAATGCTCAGGAATGAGGGATATATAGGTAAAATAATAGATCTTATTTCTAAAGCTTACTCTAGGATCTATTCAGAATAATAAAAAGAAAGACAATGTTATTAGTATTCAGAAAAGGGTTGGAATATGATGGTAGCATGAACGGCGAACCGTCGGACAAAGAAGCCAATATATTTCCACTAATGTCTTTGCCTCTAGATATGGAGGGAGAAGAAACGGATTTAAATGATTTCCAGTGGTGGGCATATTCCGATAAATGGAAAGAGTGGCTAGAAGATAATCCTAGAGAATGGCAAGCAGAATCCAAAACGTCAGACTTTGATAAAGCTGAAGCTGTTCTTGAAAACATGGTTACCTCTAAGGGTGCTATTTCTGAATATGTCTCAAGTCAAGCTAAAAATATTTGGAACAACGGTAAAGTATCTTCTTTCAGCGATTATGTAAAGCTTTTGGAAGCTGAAGATGAATCCGGATCTTCCGAATCATTCAAGAAATTTGTAAAGTTAGGGTTTGCTCTTGAAAAACTTGCTAAAGACGGCAAATTGAAAGACAAACTAAAAATAGAAGATCTTGAGGAAGACAAGGAATATTCCATTGTTATAGATCCTATGAACGAGGCTGGCGAACCCATACAGGAAGCCAGGCAAGCTATTAGAATTAAAAAGCTGGACGAATCAGCAGGTTTTATCCTTGCTAATTTCGATTATAGTATTCCGGTAGGTAAAGTTAAGGATACTGAAAACTTTCTTGATAAGGTTTCTGATTTTGCAAAAGATGTTGCTATAGCAGGTGCAGGATTTGCAGGCCTTTATGCTGTTGCTTACGTCGGCGGCGGTCTGTTATCATCTTGGGTTCTAATGAAGTCAGCTCGTGGAATTTATAGAACCTTCTCAAGGGGTAGAAGAATATATGGTGCAGTTCAAGCAGCAAGAGGTTCTAGTAGTGCTATTAGAGGTGGATTTGCAACTGTAAAAAACTTTGCAACTAGAGCCTTTGGTAGAAGAGCAGCTCAAGGAGCTTTAACTAATGCCGCAAGAATAACTTTACCCTCTGGTGCTTTTGTCGAGGGTGGACTTGCTTACTCAACAAGAGCTACTGGTAATGTTCTTCTAAAAGGAGCAGCAGAGCAATCGGTTAAAGCTGCAGCATCAAGAGCAGTTGCACAAGGTGGTGCCCGTGCAGCAACCGCTATCGGGGCAAGAGCAGCAGCCGGTGCAGGAGCAGGTGCTCTTGCTGCAGAAGCATCTAATCCTGTAGGATGGATAATGTTAGCAGTTCAAGCTGTAGGTTCTGGAATAAATCAGATTTGGAATTGGTACAGCGATAAGCAGGCACCTAGATATAGTGAGGTTGAAGATTTTGCTTATGGTACATTTAAGCCTAAAAATATTCCTATCGGAAAATCAATCACTGTTTGTTGGACAAGCGATGGAGGAGCAGGCTGGGGTGAATACATCTTGGATATAATAACAATGAGCAAGGATGACACAAGGACTACTATGGAGATAGTTAAGATTGGTGAACTTGAAGGTAGATCTATTTTCATGGTTTTGCAGATCAATTCGGAAATGTTCCAGAAAGCTTTGCAAGATAACGATCTAATGCTTATGTCATTTAGCAATAGTGATGTATTTGAAAGGGGATATCTAGATAATGATGATTTGGAGTTCCAAACAATCCTTATACCAGATATTACTGAGCTTACAATCGCTACTTCATTTGTTGGTTACTCAACCTGGGACGAAATGGAGGAGGCTTATAATAAAGCCCCAGACAATCCAGTATATGTTCCAAAGGATGCTAAGAAAACTTACGAATTCCATTATGTGGATTCTGAGGGCAGGGATGTAAACGTAACCGGTACACTAGTTAGTGAAAGTGAACTTGAAGGAAGTGTATTGAAAGAGCTTATACCTGGTGAAGCGGATGTTGTTGAAGAATCTTTTGACGGTGCAAGAGAATTTGAGGATCTCTTAAACGAAAGTAAAGTGGTTTCATTCTCTGATTTTTCTATGAGAACCTCTAATTTAATAAAAGAGGAAGAAAACGAAGATCCTGCACAAGCAGAAGAAAAACCAGCAGAACAGACAGAAGAAACCCCAACTGAAGATGAAAACAAGGAACTTGAAGGATATGAGGCTGAACTTGATGATGTAATCAATTCTGGAGTTGGCTTAAAGAAAACAACATATTCTAGAATTCCAATTGTTTCTTATGCGGTAAATACAATCAGTTTTGTAGATCCTAATATCAATGAATCCCCTGGGGAATTTTCATACTTCTTAGTTGGTGATCAAAGTGTAGATCCCAAACCAAACCAACCTATTTTGGTAGAGTCTGCTTCTGATGATCTAATCGGAGAACCAAGATTCGGTTTGAAAAAATACGTACCACCCACTGAGGAAGATGATGAAGGTACTATTGTAGAACCAGACGAGGAAGTAATTGATATAGAAGATGTTGATAAAAAGAGAACTAAAATTTCTACAGATCGTGCTGATGTGCAGATAAAAAGTGGTTCTAGATCACTCTCTATTAAAGATCGTGATATAGAAGGTGGAATAAGTATCCTTGCCGAGTTTGGGACTGATGACCTTAAGAGAAAGCTTAATATCGAAGACTGGGAAGAAATTTCTAGCGTCAAGGTTAGAGAAAATAGTGATGGTGAGCCAATCAAAGTAGTACTTAAGAATAGGTTTGCAAAAATGGGTGATAGAAGAAGGGTTCTTAGAAAAGGAGAACAAGGATTCAACACTGCACTGAAATTTGCTAACTCAGTTGAGGATGGTATATCTTTCTCTGGATAAAAAAACGTCAATTTTTCTGAGAAAGAAAATCGATATATAAAGTTAAATAATAGTAAAGTCAAGAAATGAACGAGTCTTTATTGAATGAAAACCTCCTTTTTATTCTTGAAAAACAAGATAATAATCTTGATGTTTCAAAGGATGGTGCTGAAAATGGCTATGTACTGAAAGGTATAGCAGCTCAATTTGGCAAGGAGAACAATAACAATAGAATATACGAGGAAGGTGAATACCTGCCTCACCTTGAATATCTAAAGGATAAGATAGGACAGAAGAGATTGGTTGGTGAATTAGATCACCCCGAAAAATTCGATGTCTCTCTTAAAAACATTTCTCACGTTGTTGAGGATCTAGTTTATGATAAAGACGGAAGAGTATTAAACATTAAAGTTCGTTTGCTTGACACTCCAGCAGGACAAATTGCTAAAAAGCTTGTTGATGCTGGTATACCTCTTTCTATTTCATCTAGAGCAGCTGGAAATGTTGGTCCGGATAAGAAAGTCCAGATCAAAAAAATCTTTACATATGATCTAGTAGCTGATCCTGGTTTTCAGGACGCACAGCTCGAGAGGGTTTACGAAAGCGCTGGTTTTGATGCTTTTGAATTTGAAGAAAGATCAAAAAAGTCTGTAGTAAACAACTTAGAGTGTGTAAACGAATCGCTAGGGCTAGAAAATGAATCTAGTGTAAAGATATATAAAGTTGAAAATAGCGAAGAATTCGAAAAAATCCTTAATCAAGACAAAAATAAATCCAACATTATGGAGGCCAACAAAGAATATGTTACTGCTGACGAGCTTAACAAGTATTCTATCTTTTTGAAAAATAAGATGGATGAGCTGGAAACGCAGATTTCTGAAATGAAACAACAAGAAGCTCAGGTATCTGAGAGTGAAACTGACAGTGTAGACTGTAAAGCTCTGGAAGAAAGAGTTGCTAAACTTGAAAAGTATTCAGAATATCTTGCTGAAAACCTAGAGAGTGCTATTAAGTACGGTGAGTACCTAGCAGAAAATCTAGATAGCAGCATTACTTATTCGAAGTATTTAGCTGAAAACCTAGATAAGACTATTTCTTATTCTAAGTATTTGGCTGAAAATGTTGATAAGGGTATTTCATATTCAGAGTACGTGGCTGAAAATGTTGATAAGGCAATCGATTATTCTAAGTATCTTGCTGAAAAGCTAGATGATGGAATTCAATACACAGAGTATGTTGCTGAGAATCTTGATAAGAACATCGCTTATTCAGAATATCTAGCAGAGAATGTTGATAAGAACATTGCTTACTCTGAATATTTGGCTGAGAATCTTGATAAAGGAATTTCTTATTCTGAATACCTTGCAGAAAACCTTGATAAAGGTATTGCTTATTCTGAGTACATCGCAGAAAAGCTTGATCAAGGTATCAACTATACAGAGTACCTTGCAGAAAACCTAAACAAAGGAATTGCTTACTCTGACTATTTGGCTGAAAAGCTAAATGGAAACATAGCTCAAACTGAAGCTATTCACGAAAGTGCTAAAACTCAAGTTTCTCCTTCTCTAAATGAGAACGCAAGAGAAACTGCTGAAAGCGCTTCACAAACTGAATTGGTCGAATCAGGATTTGCTGGAGATTACGAAAATCTCGGAAGCAAGATTGATTCTCTAATTGAATCGGTCAAGACACAAAAGACTGAGGAAAACATAAACGAGGCTAATACGAAAGTACAGCCAACTGCTCAAACACAAAAAGCAGATGAGGCAATCAACGAAGCCGAAGAAACTGTGGTAGAATCATCAGGTCACAAATTTATTGATGAAATGCCAGAAGATTATGCTCCGATTTGGGAGTCACTAAATGAAAGTCAAAAGCAATCAATCATTGCACAATCAGCTTTCTATAATTTAGAGACAAACTATCAGATCAAGAATTTCTGGTCAACTCGTCAGCTTGGTGCTAAGCCAGTAGGTTTACAGAAACTTCAAGAAAGCCAAGAAACACCAGAGCCTAAGACGGCTTCAAACCCCCAGGGGTACTCAAATGATTACCTTAATTGGGTCGCTAAGTCGCTCGAAGGTAAGTTTTAAAATCTAAAAAATATCTAAAAAAGATGAAACTAATCAACGAAGCAGAAATCTTCGAAACCTGGTCTCCTATCATCGAGCAGAAGGCTGGAATTCAAGATGCTGAGAAAAAGGGATGGTTGAGCAAGTACTGCCACTACCATTCATTAAACGAGTCTGCTGGAGCTTACCAGTCTCTAGCAACTGTAAACGGTATGGGTGCCGTACAACCACCCGCATACCCAGGTGGGTATAACTCAACTGGTGCAGCAGTAGGTACGCAAGCTAACTCAGCTTTCTATAACTCTGCTAACCAAGGTTCAGGAGATAAGTTTCCTTCACTTCTTCCTTTGGCAATTCAGGTTGCTGCGAAGACTGTTGGATTCGATATCGTTCCTGTAATTCCTATGTCAGGTCCTACTGGCGTACTTTCTTACCTAGATTACGTATACTCAGGTGGTAAAATCAGCCCTAACGCTGCTGGTTCTACTGCTGCAGATGCTCTTGCAACTGCTCCATCGATGATCAAAGTACAGATCACTTCTTACACCGCAGGATATCCTGATAGTTTTGCAGTAGGTACTACTTACTACATCACTAAGGCTACTTCAGCTGGTGCTTACATCACCACTGAATTCGTTGGTCTATCAAGAATTGATGGTTACCCAATCTTCAGAATCACAGGCCTAACCGCAGGTGAAACTGTCTCTGACGTTCTTGATGGTGGTGCAGCTAAAGTTGGTACTACAGTAAACGGTACTGAAGCTGGTACTACAACTGCAAGAGCAGAATTGGTTAAAGCTCTTGAGGATCACATCCAAGGATTCTCTGGTGCTGGTTTCAACAACGACCAAGACTGGCAAGGACCATTCGTAGATGGTACTAAGACTTACAACCCAATGCTAAGAGGTGTTGGTGAGAGCACTTACTACCAATCAATGGGTCTTTCAACGTTCACTAAGTTCGTTGAAGCTGATACTTTCCAAGTAGCTGCTTCAGTAACTACTGAGCAAATCCAAGACTTGAACAAGCAGTTTGGTATCGACGTTATCTCAATGATCGAAAATGCATTGGTTAATGAAGTATCACAAGCTATTAACAAGCACATCCTTTCTAGAGCATTCGCACTTGGTTGGTCTAACCACAGCGAGTTCTTAACTACAGAAGGTCAGAACTTGAACCTAAACCTCGTTATCGGTGGTACTGCAGGTTCTTACACTATTCCTTCTTACGTAGGTAAGTCTGACTCGGGTATCGCTATTGCTTCTGTTGCAGGCCCTGCATCAGGAACTTACGAGAACTTGTCAACTCTACAGAGAAGACTATTCTCTAGAATCTTAGCTTCTGCTAACGTAGTAGCTAACAGAGGAAGAAGAGGTCCTGCTAACTTCATCGTTACTAACGCTAACGTTGCAAGTGCATTGCAAGACATCTCTCAGTTCACTTTTGCTCCTTTCTCTAACACTCTTACTCAAAACAACGGAACACTTTACCCAGTAGGTTCGCTTGCAGGTATGACCGTTTATGTTGATCAGAACATGAAGTTCGGTGATAACAGAGTACTAGTTGGAAGAAAAGGTGGTGACGACGAACCAGGACTTAAGTTCATGCCTTACATGATGGCTGAGTCTATCCAAACAATCTCTGAAGGTACAATGTCACCTAAGATTGCGGTTAAATCTCGTTACGCTCTAGTAGAAGCTGGTTTCCACCCAGAAACTATGTACTTCTGTTTCCACGTGAACGTTCCTGCTGGAGGTCTATCCTAATCAGTAGTTAGTACACACTAATACTAAACCCCAGGTTTTTGCCTGGGGTTTTTTTATTGCCAGGGGATATATAGTATAAATGTGGTCGTTGCATAATGAGTAGAATTAAATCACATAAGCAATTTTTAATAGAGAGAGATCTTTCACAAGAGGTTGATCAGGTTATTCTTGCTGAGATGTTCTTAGAATATTACAATATTAATGAGGGTAAGGCTTTGGATACCCTCAAAAATAGTGTATCTAAAGCTCTATTAGGACCTTTCTCAAGATTGTCTGTTATTGATACAATTAGGAAGGGAAATTTAGATATTCAAAAAGAAATCATAACTAAGCAATATGATGTTGAGGATGAAGTTCTTGATCTAGAAGGTAAAATAGATGACCTAAGGAGCAAAGGAGCTTCAAGAAATGATATTGCTAGAATACGTACCCAAATCGAGAGGAAGAACAAGGAATTCCGATCTTTCGTTAAGATGAAAAGGGAACAGATGAATAAAGGAATGAAACTCCTGGAAAAAACCGTTGGTAAAAATCCTAGAAGAAAGGAATATTACGAGGCAGGTTTTATCGATGATAAGTATGACCTTGCTAAATTTGAATATGAGTTAGCTCAAAAGAAATCCAGTGACCAAGATAGTATTAAAAAGCTTAAATCCGATTTAGATTCAGCTTCAAAGAAAGCCGAATCTTTTGTCTCTAAAACAAAGGATTCCTCCAAGAGGGAAGCAACTATAAAGGATTCTGATCTTGGAGATCTTGCAAAGATTAGAAAAAATGTTGGATCTAAGGACCTTAATGTCGTTGTTTCCTTGAGAGAGAAATCAAGGGAAAAGATAAAGGATTTAAAATCTAGCATGCAAAAGGTACTTTCGGATCTTAAGTCTTTTATGTCGAAGTCTCCTTCCTACGATGAGGTTCAGAAGTCTGGAAAAATATCTAAGGGAATTAAAGATCTAGAGGAAAGTGCTAACGAGCTAGACTCTTTGGAAAATTTAGCATCTATTTATAGCAATGTAATTAGTAATAAGGGAAAGGATCTTTCCAATGAATCTTCTTTGACCTCCCTTTTTTCTAAAATTAATAATGCAATTAATGACGGAAACGATGCAGGGTCTGGAATAACCAAGGAGGTAATTGATCTTAAATCTGATATAACCCTTAAAAAGGTTGGTAATCTAATAAAAAAATTAGCCTAACATGTTGTTAAGTTTTAAACAGTGGGAATCACAAAACATAAATGAGAAAGACGGTGGTCTAGATAAGATCATGAATTGGCTTAGCTCCAACTTTGGTGGCACTATTTCTAAGATTGATTCATTACTTTCCGATATTAATTCTATTGAAACCAAGTATTCAAAAGAATGGAATGATATACAAACTGATATAGATGCTTTGGAGGTTAAAAAAGCACAAACCAAAAGTGATCCTGCTGAAGCTAAAAAATTGGAAAGAATGATAGATAGGAATCAAAAACTCCTTTCAGCTTTAGGTAAAAAGAGAAAAGCTGATATTGATAAGATTGATTCCAAGGTTGAAAAACTTACCAAAGGAAAGCAAAGACTTATCTCCTACTGGAATTTGAAAAAATCTGAGCTCGAAGCTGATCTAGCCGAAAAACTTTATAAAATGGCAAAAGACCTTACAGACGAGTCGATAGCTGACGATCTCTATGATAAGTATAAAAAAGCAGCCTTAGATGCTAAAAAGAAAGACGAAAGATTTAGAGAGAAGTTTGGAAAGCTTGACCTTGCAAAACCTTCTACCCTAAAGTCTGATGTGGAGGCTAGAGCTATTTCTGGTGCTAATTTTTCAATGGATCCTATATTTTCTATGAATGCACCTCAATTTACTAAATTTGTACAGGATCTGGAAAAAAGTCAAGTTGGTGCATTAATAAAAGCTATGCAATCTGAAAGAAATGAGAGGTATGCTACTCTAGATACTGAAAGGGATAGATTGGAAGCTCAAGCTAAAAAGAAAGGTTTATCTGCAGAGAGCGTTAAAAAAGATATGTCAGATTTAAGAGAAACCCTTATGAGACAGATAAGAGACCTAAGAACCAAAATAACAATTGCAAGAAGATATGCCTAAACACATTAAGAAGCTTGACGAATTCCCAATTTTTGAGGGGGTTAATGAGGATCTGGTTAAGGCCAAAGCAGATGTTAATGCTAAGCAAGCTGAGATAGCTGAGGAAATAGCTAAACAGAAGGAAACCACAGACCTTAAGGAAAAAGCAGCAAGCATAAGAAACCAATCAAGATTGGTGGGTCAAATGCCAGCACTTTTAAATGCTTTAGCTAATGCAATGGATGCAAAAGCTGATTCAGGAGATACAACAAATATTTACTAAAAGATGTCAAACAATTATCTTAGAAATAACCCGGTAGCTAACCAATTGTCCATAGATGCTTTTAAGCTCTATGAGAATAAAGATGTTGACGATGCTTTAAGAATATCAATCGACACGCTTTTAGCAGCATGTAAGAAGATTATATTCGATTTTGCTTCGGATCGAAATAGGACCTACGAGTCTTTTGCAAAAAAGATAGAATCCATTGGCGATACTTCTACTGTTAAGGGCTTGATTGCAAATATCAAGGATGTTTGTGAGGATACTGAATTACATGATTCTGTTCTTGCACCACTCAAAAAAGCTTACCTTGACTCTATCGATATGATAGGTGATGCAGTAAAGAGAATGATAGAGCTAGATCCTTCTCTTGAATCAAAAGCTATCCAAAATTTTAAATCTGCTGGTAAAAAACTTGTTGAGAGTGTAAAAAGAACAGCGGACGAGTATCAGGAAAAGCTAAACGAGTCTAGTGAAATAGGGGTACCTGGTAGAGTTCATCGGTTAAAGAAAATATTGATTAACCACATTGTTGATTCTAAAGGAAAGGATGCAAAATCTGGATATGGGAGAGATTGGCAAAGGTTGTTTACGACACTTGCACAAAAACTTTCTTCAATAAATAGCGATAAAGCTACTTTCTCTGATAACGATAGAAAAAACCTTGCAGAGCTTGAAAAAAAAGCTGATAATCTATCCCAGGAGTATGCTCAGTATAAAGTAAGAGCCGTAGAATCCTTGATGGGTAAACTGATGAAGGATGAAGATTTGGAATCTAAATTTGGCGACTTCTTTGAGATTATGACCAATGCTTTGGATAAAGTAACGAAAGCAAATACCGAGGAAGGACTTATAGAGGTCAAAGTAAGGGAGGATTTGGATGACAAGGAAACGAAAATGAATGATAGAGTGTTTCCACTAAAAATCGGTGACAAGGATAATGACACTAAGTTAAAGGGGTCAGGTCTTATTTCTTCTATCCAAAAAGCCCTTATCGATGCTTTTGTACCTATTAAGAATTTAATGGATCCTAGAGGTGGTGCTAATGGTAAGTATGAATCCGCTACAGAAGTTGCTGTGAAATCAATACAATCTACATTAGGAAATAAGGATGTGAATGGTAAGCTGGATAAACCTTTGCTTGATATAATTTTAAAGTTAGATCAGGTATCTAAAGAAAACAAAGAGGCCATTAAGGATTCTATTAGTCAACTAAGGGGATCTTATTCTTCGGTTAGAGAATCTAGTAATGCATTATCAGCTGCTGACTTTATGAGATTAATGGAGGCTATGACTTACATAGATCCAAACGAGATTGAGGTAAATATCAAAAATTATAGTCAGGAATTGGACGAGGATAACGATTCTGTATCAGAACCTACGACTTCCGATTACTCATTAGCAGAATCTCTAGCTAAACTTTTAAGGACCAAAGACTATAATAAGAATGCTGAAGCCGAAGATTTCCTGAAGGAAGACGGAACTCTGAAGGGATCTTGTCCCCATGATTATGTTGATTGTTGGACAAAGGCTGTTTCTGGAGATAAACCAGTTTCTTTTTTTGTAATGGTTGACGATAATGATAATTGCTCGCTTTTCCCAACAAAGAGGATTTCTGGTAGTGTAAACAAGCCTTGTAATTGGAAAAGATATAAAGCCATTACTGGTGATGATATTGATGATGTCCACAAATTTGGAAATTGGTACACTTCATATTGGAAAAATTTCGGCGGTGTTGGTTCAGATATAAAGGCTAAAGTTTTGGACGAAGTAATGTCGTCCAATTGTAAATTGGCAAAAGAGGAAGGATTGAACGATGTTGCTTCTATCTACGAAGAATTGGAAAGTGCATTTATACCCAACAAGGAAGAAGTTTCAGGGGGGTATATTAGGCCAAATTCTATGAGATCTTTGGTATCAAGCATCAAAGGTATGATTGGAAATGATGGTATATCTAATCTTAGTCCTGGGGAACTCAGATCCCTTTATAATACTGTAATTGTTTGTTCACCCTTGATTACTTATAATAGAGAAAAAGATGAATGGGTCCCTGCAATAAAAATGCTATGTAACTCTCTGGATATTACTGAGGATGACCTTGTTTCTGAAATTAGGAAGAATTCTTCTCTTGGAAAAAGAGGTAAAATGTCAACTGAGAAGGTAGCTTTATTCGACACTAATTCTGGTGATAATGAAATTCTTAAGTCTACTATTATCGGGAGCACAGAGGATGCTGAGAAAGTTAATAATATGAAGCAAAGTCTTGGTAAGATTAAACCAATTCTAAAGAGCCTTTCTAAACACTGTAAAAGAATAGGTGTGAATGTAATTGATGACATTACTCCTGATATCTCAGACTCCATGGTCGTTATTACTAAGGAGGGATAATCTAGAAACTTATCCCTTCCTTTTTCCTATAATTCACTGAAATATAACTTGGGTGGATCAAAGTGCTAAATTTTATTTTTTGACCTTTTGTAGTCTGGGTGCTCCCCACGACTCTGGACGTGATTTGAGTAGCAATATTTCCAATCTTAAATCATTACTTTCCTCTTATTTTGATGAAATAATTGTTTATAGCCCTTCATCCCTAAAGGAATGTGAGGGAAGTGAGGATTTCTGTAATGTGCTTGAAGGTGTGTTTCCTCTAAATCCTGGGATAAATGCTAACGGATGTGGTGATTTTAAGTCATTTATTATAAATAAGACCTTGTCTGAGATGTCCGATGGAGATATTCTTTTCTACCATGATTGTAACTTTGAAAAATATCCTCAGTACTGGCAGACTGATTGGGGATTTCTAAGAGATTCGGTAGAGCTTTTGCTGCGTGAAAATAATTCAGATATATTCATTCCTTTTGAAAGCGAAGCCTTTGGTAAAATCCCGAAGGTTAGAATGCATGGAAAGAGATATACAACCGATGCAATTATAAAAGATCCAGTCGAATCTGATATAGTCTCTAGATGTTGGGAGATAGCTTCTAACCGAATGATGATACGGAATAGTCAATTTTCAAGAGATTTCTTTGCTGAATACAAGGAATTGTGTGGGAGAAAAGATTTGCTTATGAAGTACCCAAACCCTAACCCGTATCCACAATTTACACACAGCTGTCCAGAACAGCACGTTCTAAATTGCCTTATTTATAAGTACATCTTAGATGGAAAGTTAGATCCAAGATTTCCAAGATTTTCTTTCCCGAACAGAAAATTTGTCTTAAATTCTGATGTTGAAGTAAGAGTTAACTCTGAATTGTCGAAATATATGCAAACCAAGTCGATAAAAGAGTTTGAAAGAAGAAAAGCATTTAATGGGATCAAAGATCAAGATATTCGAGGGACCAAGGAATTCAGGCAAGACCTTTTTAGCACGTAAATATTCTGAGGTACACAACATTCCGATATTTAAGTTTGATTTTGTTGGTTGGTTCAACAGGCTTTCCTTGGATGACCAATCTCACGAGACACATAGCTTTGCTCTAGGTAAAGAGCTAATGTTATTGCAATTGTGTCGGGACGGGTTACTACCTCCTTTTATATTAGATCGTGGATTTCTAACAGTTCTTACTTGGGGAATACTTTCTGGTCGTATTACCGAAGATGAAGCAATAAATCAATTAAAGATGATTGCTGAAGAGGGATTGCTTAAAGATTGTGAAATCTATTTTGTTACCGGTGATAATCCGAACAAAGAAGATAGAAACAAGGATAACTGGGATTTTCGGGATGGAGATTCAAAGGAACAAGAGATCATGGAAAATCTGAGGGATTATGTTATGAATCAGCCATATAATGTTTATGTCCATCGGATATTCAACAGCTTTAATAATAAAACAGTAAACGACTTAAGACATATCTAAATGTGCGGGATAGTAATCACAAAAACACCAGGTGAAGAAATACTGGATACCATAAAACATCGTGGTATTGAAAAAACCGTTGTTGAAAAAAACGGGCTTAGTATTTGTCACCACAGGCTTCCAATCCAGACAGTTGATGGTGATGATTGGAATCAACCAATAGAGATAGCAGATGGCATCTATTTGCTTTTTAACGGGGAGATTTTTAATTATGACCGTGAAAGATTCGATTCCGACGTAGAATATCTCACTAATATTTTTGGTAGGTATCGAGGTGGGAGCTTTGAAATGTTTTGTTCTTTGTTTATACCAGAAATCCAAACTTGGGATGGATTTTGGGCTATTACAATATATGATGCAAACACTAATGATGTTATTGCTTTTACGGACCCTCTGGGACGTAAATGTCTTTATTATAATTCCCTTGGTGATATTGCTTCAGAGATAAAACCTCTTGTGTATGAAAATTCCCAGATAGATGAGACTTTTATCAGCACGGTAAGAAAATGGGGATATAACACAGATGAAAGGACACCATATAGTGATATTAAAAGAATACTCCCAAATAACATATACAGTTTTAATTTAGATGCACCTGAATTTAAGAATGTGTATAGCACCTATTATAAAGGCTTCGATTTCCCAATCCAGGAATTAGTTGGTAAAAGTTACGAAGAGCATATGGAGTGGCTTTGGTCTAAAATGTTCGAATCTGTGAGAAACCGATTGGTTTCTAAGGATTATCCTATTTCTCTTCTTATTTCCGGGGGACTGGACTCATCTATTATTGCATCAGTTTTGAATGAAATTGGAGTTGATGTTAGATGGTTTAGCATTGAAAATGGTGAAAAAGAGTTTGTAGATATTCTCTCTGAAAGACTTGGTAAGGAGGTTTCCTTTTTGGACTATAACATGGATGAATCTATGAATGAGGAGATTTACAAAAAATGGAACGAATCTCCAATAGACCTTGGATCTGTTATACCCCAGTATCATTTGTTTGATGCTGTTAAGAGGTTTGGGGGTTATAGGATAGTTCTTTCTGGCGATGGTGCGGATGAGCTTTTTGGTGGATATAAAAGAATCCACGAATATGATTCACAAAAGTCGGATGTATTTGATGAGCTAACTTACTATCATTTACCAAGATTGGATAAGATGTCTATGGCTCACACTTTGGAACTTAGGAGTCCTTTTTTGAATTTGGATCTTGTAAGATTTGCTTTGCATTTGCCTAAAGAATGGAGAACTGATAAGAAAATACTTAAGGACACTTTTTCACCACTGCTTCCTGAAGAAATAGTTAACAGAAAAAAAGCTCCTCTTAAAAACCCTAAGATCAAGCAGGATAAAATTGCTTACCGTTATAAGGCAGTGGATCTTTTCTTAAGGAATAGATAAACTAGTCCAAGGAGCGATATATAAAGAAAAAAAGCTCCGAATGGCAAATAATATTAAGTCCTTTGAGGATTTCAAATCAGAATCAGTAAATGAGAATTGGTTCAGTGACGGATTGAGTGGATTACTCGGTTATGCTGGTAATGCTTTCTCTGATGTTCTTAAAGGTAAAGCCTCTGCATACCTTTTAAGCTTTTTTGGAATTGGTGAACAATCTATATTCAGCAAGCTTGTACAAAACTTTGTTGAACAAATACCAGTTGCTGATTTAACTAAAATTATTTTTGCTGGAAAGGCTAATTCAGCCTACCTTGCACCCAAGATGGCGGATGCAACAATTGAATTCCTGACAGAAAAAGGATTGGATGGTATTGCTCAGGATCTTGGTATTGAGCAGGACGGGTGGATTTATAGAACAATCTCTGAAATGCTTGCAAACCAGGCTAGAAGGGAGGACTTTAGAAATTCTTTAGAATCATTCTACTTACAGGCTTTCAATGGATTTGAGGGTGCTGCTGATAAGGATGATTTCATGAAGTCCCTTTCATCTACAGAAGAAAGAACTCTAAAGAGTGGAATTGATAGAGTGATAGATGTTAGAGACAAAGAGGTAGATATGAATAAACCAGCAGGTGATCTAGTATCTGATTTTCTATCTGGTTTAGCCGGAAATGGACAATCCTTACAATCTTTGGGATTAAGCTCAGGAGGAACTATACAATAAAAACTTTAGATCATGAATATAAATGACGTTTCAAAGAGGGAAGTTTTAGACTTCGATCAATTTAAGAAAAAGGTGCACGACGAGACATTTAAGCCTTTTGCTGCCGAAAATCAGGAAGGTGGTGAGGGTAAAACTGGTTTGCACAAAATAAAGAGAGAACCTGCTTATGATTGGGTAGGTTATGCAGATGCAGTATTTAGTCCAGAGAAAGCTGGTATCGAGGTACCTGGATACAATGCTGATGGTGATAGGGAATATACTATAGCAAATGCTGGACCCTCTATAGTTAATGCACCTAATTCATCTATTTCAGGGTTAGGAGAATCCGAAAAAGCTGTAAATGAATCTTTCTCAATAAAGAGATTGGGAGATTTCTAATAATTATCAAATTAACTAATTCTTTAAGACAGGTTTCTAACGAAACTTGTCTTTTTTGTGTACTATAAAAAGAAAAGATTAGAATAGCATAATGAATATCAAACTAGTCCATATACTCACAGAACCCGAAACAAGAAGGGAGCAAGCATCGATAGATTCTTTATCTCCCCTAGGTGAAATGGGATTGACTTACTATCAGCAGGTAAATGAGAGATACAAAGGTGAAGCTTGGAGGGAAGTTCCTGCTCTATCACAATCTCCTGCAACTAATCACGGTCCTGGTCATTACGGTGCCTTCCAGTCTTTCAAAAAAGCAATGCTTGAGAATTTTACCGACGATCTTGATGCTTTGGTTCTTTGTGAATGTGATTGTGTGTTGGAAACTTCCCATGAGGATTTTATGAAAACCCTTGAGAGGGGTATTGAATTTTGCAATGAAAACGATCTTAAATACCTTTCATTGGGATCTAGGTTTGTAAAGGGGGTTTTACAGTCCCCAGAGACTGGCAGTGACCCAAAATTCCCTGAATTTTATATTACAAACAAGGTAATATTGGCACATTGTGTTGTTCTCCCTGCTTTGTCTAGGGATGTCATTTTAGATTGTATCGATAAATTTAGCTGGGATAGCCCAGATATTTGGTTTAATGAGGTACTTTGGAGAAGTGGGCTAAACCAATTCGCAATTGTAAAGGAAAGACTTGCAAGACAACACGAAGGTGTTTCCCTTATTGATAATGTTTGGAAAGAATCTCAATAACTATCTCTTTTCTTTTTGTTCTTTAGAAACTTCTCTTATAAATAATTCCTTAGCTATCTTAAGAATAACTGAATCCTCATTAAAGTCTTCGTAGATCTCCATAATATTGATATCCGGATCTACGTCTTTTTTTATTTCCAACGATTCAATTGCCTCGTGTGCGATGAATTCGTAAGACATTGAAAAATAAGGGTTTCTTAGAGGTATTTTTTTGAGCATTGTTGCATCTGATCCCTTGTTGGTTCTTCCGCATTGCCACCAATATACAAAAACGTTGTCGGTGGACATGTTTCTAAATATTAGGATCCCACAATCTCTATTTTCTTTTGTGGTGAATCTTTCCAAACTAAAAGCCCTAATCCTGTTCTCTAAATTTTTCCAAAGGCTCATTCCCATGTCCGCGTATTTATAGAGAATGTTTAGCGAATTATCAATTATAGACAGAATCTCTTCCACCTCATCATCGCTAAAATCGCATCCTCGGAAATAAGTTATAAGATCGTGGATATTTGAAGGTAGTTCTTCTGATACCTCCTTGAATTCGTTTTCGATCCAAACCTTAACGGAGGTCAATTCTTTGATCATGGAGAAAATTCTCTTGATCGGATAATATATGTCTTCGTCTTCTATGTCTTTATTGACCGTAGATAGGAAGTCTAATAAAATGTATTGTTTGTATTCTTGATCGATTGGATATTCGATGAACCATGTGGGTTTAATGTCTTTCATGGTGGGAAGAATTATGTTTGTTACTCTATATATTAACCCCCCGCCATTCTTCTAGACTTTTAAAGAACACGTTTTGAATCTTGATATATAATACATAAAAAAAGTGGTTTCCCAATGCCAAGAATAGACGATTATATTTCTTTTAGTTCTAATAAGAAAAACAATATTTCCAACGAGTTTTCATTTTCAGCTGAACTCGGGTTACTTGATGTCCAGGTAGTTAATAGGCCACCTGAAATTAGTGATGTTGATTCTCTTGAGTGTGAGATTGAATACAAAGCTGGAATAGAGAGGAAAAAAGGGGGAATCCAAGATATTAGCTTTTTTGTAGAAAGTATTGAACTCGAAATTAAGGTTGATGATTACCCTAACGAACAAAAAGAATTTGAGTTTGATATTGTCCCCGATGCAACTATCCCTATTCCTTCCGTGGTAATTCAGAAGGGAACAAGGTTAGTTCCAACAGATCCAACTTTTCTAAGGATTGATATGAGAAAATCAATGAATCCGAAGGACTTTAAAGTGCAAATCCTTTTTGGAACAAATGAATAAAGCCTTAAGTTTTAAACTATTTGGTAAACTCCACGAGTCTAAGTCCGTATCCAAAAGTGACATTGGTTTGATAGGACCTAACCTTAATGGAGAGATCAAATTAAAATTAGAGAATCCTGGACTAGTCCTAAAAAGGGTCGAGGAGGGAGATGACTATGTTTTCAGCATTGGAGAAAAGTCCTGCTCTATTCCAAAAAAGTACGTGGGTCTTAGTACCCAACCTGGTTTTGAAGTTGTTACTTTTGATACCAATATGAATTGGTTTAAGGATGAGAAAAACAGAAATGCCTTTGACGATATAGTGGAAGAATTCGTTTCGTCGAAATTTTCAAAAATGGGAAAATCTTTTAATAAGATTGAGGAGGATGCAAACGTTATCTTAGACATGCTAGGAATAGAAGATGATATTAAATCATGTAATCATTCTTCTGATTTATCTTTGGATGCAGAGATCTCGAACGGTATGGAAATAGAGCTGGTTAAAGAAAATCACGATGACCTCTTTAAGAAGATATTCATTTATAGAGATTCTGATGCAATACATCCATTCCTTGCAATTAAAAGGAACGGGAATAGGTTCAGCTGTGAATACCGTACACCACGGGGAATGTTTGAGTGTAAACACGATTCAATTGCTGAAATGCTAGAGAATCCCGTTGATAAATATCTTCTTACTGTATGCACTGGAAGTGAAACAGAGGGTTCGCAAAGGGAACTAGTCGATCATCTAATGAAGCTTTTTAAATATCATTCTTGGTCTAATCCGGACCAAAAAAATCCTAAAAGTATCCAGGAGAGAAAAGAGATAAAAAGGGTAATGAGTATTTTAAAAAATTCAATACCCGACGATCACATCGAGGAAATGTACTCTGATGCTAGATCAAAATTTCTATCGAAAGGATAAAAAGCGGAACACTTTACAACATTCACCATATAATTCTTAAATCCAGCAATGCTGTCCGGTGAATTGTTATTTTGCATATCTCTTCGAGTTCCAATTAAACTCTTAACATTTGAAGAAAAATGGGATGGCTGAGTCGAATATTCAAGAAAAAGAAAATGGATCTTAAGGAAAAAACTTTAACAGAATTAAAGGAAGAATTATCCCAGGTTGACTTCCAGTGGATTAAAGGGGATAAGATGGGTAACGTTGAGAAGTTCAACGGGGTTACTCAGGACGAAGCTACTGGAATGACTTTTGTACAGTTTATTGGTGGTGGAAGGATTAACATTGAGCTTTTGGAGGAGTATTTAGAAACATTCCCTGCTTCTAAGGTTGATTATAATAATACCTCTGGCAATATTGATTTGACTCAACCGGATGTTCAGATGCAAAAGCAACAGGTTATTCAGGAGCCCACCGTTTCTAAGCCTGTTAGAAATACTGTTTCTGCCATTGAGCTTGAAGAATCACCGATATATAAACTATTGAAACAGCAGAATGAAAATTGGGTGAATGTGAACATTACTCTTAAGTTAAATCTGCCTTCAAAAAATTTATACAATGTTTTAATTAGCTCCTTTGATGGTGCTAATGAGGAGATAATTAATTATGTGACCGAAGGAGTTGATATTGATGATATTAGAGGTGCTTTGGCAGAATCGATTACTTCTTATTATGGTGGAACTCAAAAATCAACTAGCCAAAGGATAAAGAAAAAGCAAGAAACCAAAACGGCGGAAGAAGATGACGAATAAAATACTTTTTGAAACTAAGGGATTAAACCTTGTTGAGAGAGACGGTAGGGTTGGAGTAGTTCCAACTTTTATGAATGTTGTAGTAATGCCATTCGTTTCTGATGAACAAGGACTTCCTCTTGCTATTGGTGTCCTAAAGGAATCAAATCCCTTTAGAGAAGGTGGAATGACAGTTTCACTTATAACTGGCACAAGTGATGATGAGGATCCAGATCTTTTGACCACAGCAAAGAGAGAATTGCTAGAAGAGAGTGGATTTGATGCACCAGAAAATGATAGGTGGTATTATTTGGGGTCAGTTACCTCCTCAAAGTTTGTAGACCATGAGCAGCCCTGCTTTGCTGTTGACGTAACAGGATTGCAAAAGGGAGAGGCTTTGACAGATGGAACAAAGGAGGAGCAAGAAATGGAATTTAAATTTATTCCAGCTAACGATGTTGTTAAAGCTAAAGATATCTTCATTCCTGGGCTTTTCCTTAAATTGTTCAAGTATGTTTTGGGAATTGACATACAAGGTTCCTCTCAAACTCCCGATGATGAAGTTTTTAAATTTTCTGCAGAATGAGTCAATCAAGAAGACAAAGAAGACAAATGGCTAAACAGTTTGGCCTTTTAGGTAAAAAGGAATCTTTTTCTGATATGAGAGAAAGGATCAGGAGAGCACAACAGATGGGTAAACAAATACATCTGAAAAACCTTGAAAATAATCGCAATAACCAAATCGAGGCTGATTTGGATAAAGAAAGGAAGTCCCAAGATTCTTTAATCAAAGAGGTTGTTAATAGAGAAGATCGGGAGGAATCCGATATTCAATTAAATCCCGGGTCCTTTGACTTTTTAAATGATGTTAAAGATGGTCCGCAGGCTGCTAGTGAAAATGTGAGTGAGGATAATGCCTAAAGAAATTCCAAATACAACATTTTTACTTACCTCTCGGTCTTTAAAAGAGGCCAAAAGAAAATATTGCTCCGGTAAAACTTATTACATAGTTGATATAGGTAAAATAATTAGGGAGCTCGGATATGACATGGATGAATTAACACCAGAGTCAGAATTCGTCATCAATTACGCTGTTCAGAAGAAAATTACACAAGGAATATATAGTACAAGATGCAATGACATCTTGGTGGTTTACAAAAACATCTCACAGAGATTCGCAGAAAATTTAGAACATTTTCTAGCTGAGGACATGGAGGAGGAGTTTGAGTTTACCATCACGGTTGAATAAAAAAATCTTGACTATATAAATGTCAACTTCCAATAACAGGAACTCACAAACTGGATCTGTCTCTCAAACCGAAGGGTTTTCTAATAGGGTGTTAGGATTTGATTATGGAGCAACTAATGCTGCCAATAGTTCAATCTACGGATCAAAAGAAGCTCAGAGAGATGCTGCCTCATCACAGTTAACTGGCAGGATGTCCAATCTGGGATCTGTGAATCCCAACAAGGGTCCAACTGCAAGGACTCTTTTTTATAACGGGGGTTTCTATAGCTCAGATAATGCCAAATACGGGCAGTTTCTGCTTTATTCGTTTGGTAATAACCAAAATGACTTCATTCAGGAATACTACAAATCAGAAAACCGGGATTTCAACTCCAGGATTTCTTCTGTTTTAAGTGTTACTGGGAGAGGCGGTAGCAAGAACCCGTCTGCTGGCCAATTGGTAAATATTACCCAGACTACCCTTAACCAAATAGACTCAAACCCTGAAACAAGTGAGGAAAGGGAAAGCTTAAGTACAAGGGGTAATAAGTCTTTGATTGTTGGTGGCGCTTCCGCTCCTTATTATTGGAAGGATTTCCTTTATTGTAAATATTACGGATCAATCCCTAATAATTATATGATTACCCTTAGAAGATTCCCAGCTCCGATGAGGGATAATCTTTCTATTCCAGATCAGCTCTTAGCAAGTGATCTTTATGGCAAGCAGGGAGCAGGAAGACCTGTTGCCCAAGCGGTAACGTGGTGGGGCGGTGACACAAACAATTCATTAAAAGACGTTATTGGATTTCAAGCCGGACTAAAATGGGATCCAAAAACACAGGATGATGTTAAGTACCAAAAAGGATTTGATCAAGGATTTTTCAAAAGTGTTCTTGGTCGAGCTTTTGCTGGTGCAGCTGCTGGTGCTGGAGCAGGTGACCTTTTAGCCAGAGCTGGTGATGTTGCCAACTTAGCTGTTGCAGCTACCGACGGAGGTAGAGATGAGGTCACTATACCTAAGATTAACTTTGCGTTGCGTGATAAGATGCTGACCGAGGGAGGTCCACTATCGGATTTTATATTTGTTTCTGTAGATACCGTCGATAAAACCTGGGTTAGAGATAGAGGTTTAACTTTCTCAGAAGAACCCTTCCAGCTTGATTTTCATTATGAGCTTACCTCAGTTGGTGAGGTAAACACTAAAGCTGCAATGATCGATATATTAGGTAATTTGCTTGCTATTGGTACCAATTATGGAAATTTTTTAACCCCAGATATTAGATACGATAATACCTTCCCTGCTATCGGATTTCCTGGTGGTGAGGAGGGTCTCAAAGCATTTTATTCAGATCCTATTGGCTGGACAAAAACTGCAATTAAATTTTTGGCCAATCCTGATGCTGAAACCATGAACGATCCACAGGCTCAGGCTTTTAAAGAGTCTGCTGCCACTGTTGAAAAATCAATAGCTGAGCTACAAAGTGTGATTAAGCAGCTTGATAGCAACGATTTAGCTGAGCTCATTGAAAAAGATGCAGCTATCGGTAATATTCTTGCTTTCGCATTGGCTGATGACTTTATACAAAATATACAGTTGCCTGTTGCTATCCAAACCGGAGCACCTACTGGAGAATGGCACTTAGTAGTTGGCAATCCCATGAACCCAATAGCTATGATTGGTAATGTTATTTGTGAAGGTGTAGATATCCAATTTAGTGAAGTTTTAGGCCCTGATGATTTTCCAACAGAACTTGTTGCTACTTTTACATTAAGACACGGTAGGAATAGAGAAAGAGGTGAGATTGAAAGCATGTTCAATAGAGGTGATGGAAGGCTTTATCAGAGCACAATTCCGACATATGCTAGTAATCAATCTAGCTTTAACCAAGGTCTCTCCGATGGATCTACTGTTAGTACTTTCAGAGGAGGAACAATTACTACAGATTCACCAAACGATATTTCAACTAGGAACGGAGGAACCCCTCAGTAAAAAACAATATTTAGCATATGTTGCAGATTGATATACTTAATAAAAATAAAGGTCTTTTCAATCCAGATTCTGAACAACTTCAAAGAAATTATGGAATTTGGGATTTAACAAGATCTAGTATAACTTATGCTGGAGTAGACGTAAGGTTTAAGAAATATGTGGTTATTAAGAGTGACGACCAGATGAGGCCTGATTTGTTAGCTTATAGATCTTTTGGTGACATGAACTATACAGGTAGTTTGTTAAAAATTAATTCGGTGTCAAACCCTTTTGCTGTTGGTGAGGGAGATGTTTTTGCTATTCCAACCCCTAAATCTGTGGAAGGGATGTTTTCTAATAAGAAAACTCTTAAAGATGAGTCAAATAAGAATCCAAATTCACAGTTTAGAGACTCTCAGGAGCAAAGAAAATTCAAAGTAAGTGATTCTAGAAAAGAATTTCTTGCCAAAAGGAAAAATCCTACACCTCAGATACTTCCTCCTAATGTTTTGCAAGATGGCGAAAGACAAACTGTAAGGACAAATGCTGTTATCGGGCTTGCTCCTGATGTAAGCAATGCTTCTCCAAATCCTAATGCTAATGTTTAAAACTAATGGCATCAGATCAGATTGTAATAAATAATTTTTCAAAAACAAGTATCAGACTTGATGAGCTTGTTGTTCCTAATAGATCTGGGCAAGAAATACCAAACCAACCTTTATTTAGCGATGCCGACGATAAATCTTGGGGAGCTTATAGACCTGTTGTTTTTATCAATGGGTATTATGTTGATCAGTATATGGACCATTTTGAGTTCGTTCAAGGGGATTTCCTTCCAACTATAAGGGTTACATTTACTATGGGAGATCCACTTTTTATAAGTGTCAACTATCCAAAAGATGGTGATATAATTTCTATGTACATACGGTCTAGAGAGGATATCTATAAGCCAATAAGGATGGATTTCAATGTGCTGAGTGTAAGATCCTCGCAATCTCAAGATCCCGATGGGTCCAAGATAAGGTTTACTATTCTGGGGGAAACTAGAATTCCTGGCTTATATTCTGAGGTTTCTAGGGCACTTAGAAATATGACCTCCTATGATGCTCTTTTTGAAATCTCTCAGGCTTTAAATCTTGGATTTTCTTCTAATGATGATGGTTTGGATGACACCATGACTTGGATTTGTCCTAATTTTTCTCTTTACCAATTTATCCATGAGATATGTGAAAGAGCTTATAAAAATGACGAGAGCTTCTACAAGGTTTGGATAGACCCCTATTATAATCTAACATTTGTAAATCTGAATAACCAATTGACGGCGGATGACTATATACAACAAGTGAAGGTTGTTCGTGGAGATCCTGATTCTACAAATGATACTTTTTTACCCGGGACAAATCTTGATATGCAAGAAATGCCTTTAGCTTTCACAAACCAAAAAGGATCAGGAGATCTTCCATTTTATATTACCAATTTTACCATGCTTTCGAAGGCTGGAAATACGAATAACAAATACGGATACATTCAGGAGGTTCAGTTTTATGACGATGGTTTGCAGGTTGAAAATGGGAATTTTACTGAGAAGTATATTAAGTACACAATAGAGGCCACTACAACTGAAAACATCGGTGAAAATCAAGTTTTACAAAAAGGTAGACCAAAAGAAGATGAATACAAACTTGAGGTCAGAAAAGCTTGGTATGGATCTCTCAATAACAGCCCTGGTGGCGGAGGTGTACATGATAACTTTATTCAAGCCTTAATTCAAAATGAATTTAATAAAGGCGACCTTGAAAAGTTTACACTCAAACTGGAATTGAGTGGATATTATGCAGGCATTTACCGTGGACAAGCAGCCCCTGTTTTAATCTATGCTAATAAGCAGGGAAAGAGGAAAGAAAACACCGGGGTATCAAGTGATCAGAAACCCCAAGATGATGTAAACCCGGTTTTAGATCAATTTCTATCCGGTATTTACATCATTAGCTCAATTGAGGTTAAGTATGATACCTTTAGAGGTATGTACCAGGTAGTTTATCTCAATAAAAGAGAATGGACTCTCAATAGTGCTGGTCCTTTCCCTAAATCTTTCCCAATAAATCTCCTAACCGGATAAATATAAGAAAATAATAAGCCCATATGGGAATTAGAGCTACAGATAAAAATAGGAATCTATTCCTCAAAGGATTTAAACTGTCCGATTCTGGAATGAACGAGGATCCAACTTACCTTGGATTTAAAATAGTTTTTGATCCAGGAATATTGCCTATTAACCCTGAATACGGATGGGCTCCAAGTCCTTTGTTGAGAGCACAAAATTACACTGAAGGGAATGGGGCTTCTTTTGCTTCATCTCTAGGAAATCCCTTTGGTCAACCTCAGTATGAAAGGAGACAGAGTGATGTAATCTATTATTCTGCTTATAACTATTTACTGGAAAGGGAAGCAAATTTCCCAGGACAAAACACTCAAAGGAGAGCTCAAGCTCTAAGACAGTTCCAGAAGCTTTTACAGGAGATAAACACCAATTCCCCTTGGTTTTTCCAATCTATTGATGGACTTGACCAGCTTGGTAAAATTGTTAATCGAGGCGGATGGCAAAACGAGGACGGAATGGATAATTTCAATCCTCAAAGAACTTCAGGAAGCACATTAACTGTAAATTGTTTGGAATCATTAAACCTCCGTATTTCTGCTTTAGCAGATCTGTATAATCAAGCTACCTTTGATTATGACAACATGAGGTATTTAGTCCCTAGAAATCTTAGAAAATTCACTATGTGGATCTTTGTTACAGAGATAAGGAATTTTTTTAAGACTAGTAGACTCACAGCATCGAGCACAGCATTGACAGCGTTGGATGATTTATCTTCTCTGTTGACCACAAATAGAAACCCAGGATCTTCTGTTGTTGACCAGGGAAATGGGCAATATAGTGTGGGCGGATTTAATATGGGTTCTGAAAACCCAAGCCCTGGTGGAGGTGGAATTGGAGGAGCGTTTAAGTCCTTTGTAAATAATGTATTTCAGGGATCTGGACTACAAAACGATGTTCAGGCTTTTACTAACCAACAAGACCAAAGCGGTATTAAACCCGTTATGATTTATGAGTGCCAGCAGTGCGAATTTGATTTTACTGAAAGTACACCAATTAAATCGACCATTGATATGGGATCAAGTACAGCAGATCCTGAAAAAAATGCTTTTAGAATTCACGTAGGTAAAGTCAGAACTAAAAACCAATATCCAAATATTAGGCAAGATAAGAAGCCTTTGGTATTAGCAGACGGATGGGATCAAAATAGATCAAGTTACCAATTTTTAGGTGATGATACACTTTCACTAGAAAATCTATTAGGTCTGGGGCAGCAAGCTTTAACCAACGTGGTTTCTAACGCAGTATCGGATTTAGTGAACGAGGGTATTAATCAATTCATTGATCCAGCATTAAGTGGAATAGATCAATCATTGCTTGGGAATATTTATTCCTTCAATCCTTCTCAGTTGACTCAAATGACCAGCCAAAATGGGTCTTTTGGTTTTAATAATTTAGAGAACTTCCTTAACGGAGCTTCTGAAACTGGTATTGATAATATTTTCAAAGGGAATTTGCCAAACCCCCAAACTATGGGTGAGGGCGGACCTAGGGAAAGGGTCTATCCACCTGTTCCGCCAACTGATGTTTATGGTAAAGTACCAGGTGAAGATTTGGGAGTTCCTGACAGAGTTTATCCTGGTGTTAATGCGGATGTTTACCAGAACGTTCCTGGTGAAGACTTAGGAGTTCCGGATAGGGTTTATCCTACAGTTAATGATGATGTTTACGAGAACGTTCCTGGAAGTGATCTAGGGGTTCCCGACAGGGTTTATGCGGATCCCTCGGGAGATGTTTACGAGAACGTTCCTGGAAGTGATCTAGGGGTTCCCGATAGGGTTTACGCGGATCCCTCGGGAGATGTTTATGATAATGTACCTGGTTCTGATCTGGGAGTACCTGATAGGACATATCCCGAACCTGGTGGTGATGTTTATGCTAACGTCCCTGGTTCCGATCTTGGTGTTCCTGATAGGAATTACTCACCGAATATTAGTGATAATGACGTTTACACAGACTCGAACTTTACCACTGATGCCCTAGGCAATTCTAGAGTTTATGGTGATAATTCGTTGGTTTCCTCCCGAGGGGAATTAAGATCTCCTGAAAATACTTTTACTGAACCACCAGGCCAAGTTTATTCCACACAGAGAAAAAACCCAACGTCCGGTGATATAGGAAATGTTTACCCCGTTACAAATGGTGATTTCATAATTGAAAGCCCCCTTAATTTGGGGAACTCTAAACCCGCTGATAAATACAATGTAAGTCTGGGTGATTATAACCCTGACGAATACGAAGAGCAATAAAATCAGTAATAAATGCCTTATACTCCACCCAAAATCTATCTTGGTGAGATTGTAGATATTAATGATCCAATAAAGGAGGGAAGAGCTAAAGTAAAGGTCTTTGGTCTTTTTGACGAACTTGAGGTAGAAGACATTCCTTGGGCAAGTCAGGTAAATGGTATTTCTTTTGGTGGTGATGGAAATGGTAGGCTTTCTGTCCCGAGGGTTGGATCTGTAGTAGCTGTTGAGTTTGATGGCCAGAATTATTATAGAATGATTTATTATGGGCAGTGGGAAAGTTCACCGGAAATGCTGGCTGAGATAAGTGATTCATATGAGGGTGCACATTCATTTGCATATGATACTGGGGCAGAACCTGGGCCTCTAAAGATATTTTATACCCGTAAAAAAGGTATGAACTTTATACTTGGTGATGCTAAGGTTCAGCTAGATACACAAGACGGTGGGCAGCTTAGAATTGTTATTGAAATGGGTGATGACCAGATTAGAATGGAGAATAATAAAGTTATTGTGAACTCTAACAACATCGAGCTTGGTGAAGCAGCCACCGAATCTGTAATCAAGGGAAATATATTCCAAACATATTTCAACAACCATACTCACTTGGGAAATTTAGGCGGACCTACCTCACCTCCGGTTATACCTTCAGATCCTACCCACCTTTCAAACATTTCAAAGACCAAGTAATGGATGGCTATTTTACCCGATAAAATACTACAGGATTATGAATTTGAGGCTTTCATTAAAAGAGTTAACGAAGGGACTGAAAAAATTATTAGTGATCCCAAGTTTAAGTTAACGACCCCAGATTTACCTGGTTTATCGTTCCTAATCAAACTCCAAATTAGGGTTTTTGAAAAATCTCTTGCAAGTTCTTTTGCACCTATTTTTCTCGGAAAAAAGGCATTGAGCGAAGGGTTTAGTGCAGTTAAGGATGCTTTCGAAGCAATCAAAACTTTATTTAGTAATCCTCTACAATTTTTGCTTGACGAGGGGGTAAACTCAACATTGGAGGATTTCCCATTTCCGCTGAGGCTTGAGCTCGGGGGGAGCAATGTAGGATCCCTTGATTTGCCTCTTTCGGATGCTAGTGATCTTTCTGGTTATCGTACTTTTAATTATAACCCCTTATTTAATAGCTCATCCCTCCCTGGTGATGGCGAATACACTACCCCGCAATCTTCCATAGAGGATATTCGATCTATTTCTATAAGTAAAACCACCAATACTGATAGTGAAAACATTTTCCTGTCTGTGATAAAGACCGGAGATCCTATTCAAATCTCGGATGGTGTAACGGTTGGTAATTATACAGTAAGTAGAGTTCAGCAGCAAAGTAGCAACAATAGTGTTAATTTGGAACTAAATTTTATTTCAGCCTCTTTGCTTTCCGACACCTCAGCACAAACTTCTGTTCCTGGATTTGGGTTACCGAGCATAGGGTTTGAAAAATGTCAGCTGGCAGTAAGTAATTTTATAGATCCTAGTGGATCCCTAAAAATTCCTATATCTTCTCTAGGTGTTAATATACCTCTTTTAGGTGGACTTACCTTTGTCATTGGTGATTTTAGCAAGCTTAAAGATAGTTCCCCGACTAAAAAATTTGTAGATCGACTTTCACAAGAATCCGGTTTGGAATTTCAAGATGTGTTTGGCGGAATTTTATCTGGTAATTTCCCAAAAGTTGACTTTGCTAAAATACAAGAGGAGGCTGAAGCTGACATAGGCGAATCAGAGGAGCAAAGTAAGGTTGATCTTATAACGGTTGCCAGGTTTTTGCAGATAGGTGTATCTAACCCGTGTTTCCTGATCACTGTAATATTGAATTATGTAAAGCTGCTCCTACTTCCAATTAAGGTGGTTGTTAATGTTCTAAAAGGTCTTGGTGATATGATCACAGGACCAATTAAGCTTATTAAAACCATTATTACTGGACTCACCAACCCACTGAAACTTATTTGTGATCTTATTTCCCAAGCTTTTTTGGAAGTACTCAAGCCCTACATACAACCGTCTCTTACAGCTGCTAATATTACTTGGACTGAAGCACTTGAGGATCCTAATGATTCGACACGTGGACTAAGACCTCTTATCTCCGATATGATATGTGGGAAGTTTAATAAAAGACTTAAGGACTATATCCCAAATCAAAGTTTCTTTGACAATTTAAGCAATCAGCTATCCTCACTATATGATGACTCTCAGGAAGCTCTTGGACCTCAAATTCCATATGATCTGAGAACAGATGGACTCTCGCCGGGGGAAGGACAGGTTTCTGTGAATTCTGGAAACACCTCTGATATTAGGAACTTTAAGGCTTCGACTTTTTCAAATACCGTTGAAAATGCAACTGGACTTCTTGCAAGTCTTTCTCCGGGGGATGAATTTACGTTTTCTTTCGATGATCAAAGTGGTAAGTATAGGGTCAGCACAAAAAGGTTTGTAACGGATAACGAATTCCCTTATTTTGAATTGGCAGTCCAGCCAGTTCCTGGTATACTGGAATCAGCTTCATTAAGTAGTAATCTAGACAAAGTTTTGAGTGGTTTAAATGTAGATACGCTAAAAGCACAGCTTTCTATTGCTAATCCAGATAAGGAGTTTTTGCTGATAGTTGAGAAATATCTTCCGATAAAGGTTGTTGCTATTTGGGAAGCAATTAAAGGCATTATAGCAATTTTTGGGAGTCTTGCACAACAGGTGCCTTCGCTTTTACCAGCAGTTATCCGGGGTTTATTTAGTAACGGAAATGACGGACAAAGCGAAGCTGAAATTTTGGCTGCAATAGAAAGCGGTGAATTTGACCAAACCTCAACAGCGATAGACTCTGCAATTGAGGTTACTAATTTGTTGTATGGCGGGGGAAATGCTTATACTTACCGAAAGGGATTAGTTTATCAAGGCTCACCTAGGAGTGGTGGTAATATTCGAGAAAGCAGGGAAGCATTAAGTGATATTTTAAACAACAGCTCTTTCAATGTAGGCCCTGGAATTGAAGATGTTTTTTATGATTTGGGGGTTTCCCTAACTGCTTCTGGAAAACAGCCTGTTGTATTTAAAAGTAAATTATCGACCAAACCTGGGAGGAGCACGGAGTTTAATAATATGCTCAATAGAAAAGTAAGGAAAAAACTAGTTTTTAGAAAAGATGCACCAGGTAAATCTGTTTTTTATTGGGGGGCTTATAACTTGAATGACGTAGGAAATACTGTGAAGGTACTCTCTGTGATTATGAGAAATCTTAATATACAGGGAGAGAAGTATTTTAGTACCAAAAATATAAATTTAGAAAAAGCAACTCTAAAAGTGTATGTAAATAATGATACCGGTACTGGTAGAAAGCTTCTCTATAGTGGAAATTATTTAAATGCCCTCCGTAAGTATAAGTTTGAGGAGTATAACCTTAAGAAAAAGATTGATGCATACGATCTTAGAATCGTGATAAACAGACAAATGGATCTTTTGGTAAACTATCTCCTCCCGTCTCTCAAATAAAGCTAATGTACAGTGTGGATATATACTGTAATTAACTTTCTAATTCAAAAAAATAAATGAACACGCCAGAAAACACAGATCAAATCCAAGAGGAATTTAACTGGAACATTCCTAACCGTAGAACAATCAACAGAGACATAGAGGTTTTTGATGATTCGAAAGTTTACTGTAGGGAAGATTATGCACAGTCTCTCTATTACCAAATGGCTGAAAGCCTAAAGGGAGTAAACTCTTCTAAGGATTTGAAAACTGGAAATGCTTATGATAGCACCATTACCACTTTAACTGATAAACATGCGATTGCACAAACTTATGAGGGACAATCAATTTATATTGATTTGGTAAAAGAAAGAAAGGATGCAGATAAGCTTGGTATAACTGGAATTGACTTCGAGATTGGCTCTGAAATTCAGACCGTTGTTAGAAATGTCAATGGAACCTATTATGGATCTGTCATTGACTGTTTCATTGAAACCACTAAGCAAGAATTCTTTGAACAGATTAAAAAAGAATCCTTGGCTTATGAAGCTAGGATTGAATCCATTAATAATGGAGGATACATTGTGGACGTCCAGGGAATTAAATGTTTCCTTCCAGGTTCACTTGCAGCTGCTAATAAAATTACTGATTTTGAGGCTTACCTTGGTAAGAAGATCTATGTCATGATCGATGGTTATGTACAAAAGAAAGACATTTTTGTAGTTTCTTATAAGAAGTATCTGAACAAGATTATGGATGAAAAAATCCAAGAACTTGATCTTACTAAGAAATATAAAGGGCATGTTACTGGAACATCAAGCTTCGGAGTTTTTGTTGAGTGGGAGGATATCTACACTGGCCTTATTCACAAAACTGAATTTGACAACCAAAGGGTTGAAGGATTTACCGCAGGCGATGAAATAGAATTTTATATCAAGGAGGTTAAGGACGATAATAGATTGACACTAACCTTTGGCGAGCCTGTTGATAAAACCCTGAAAATTTATGATCTTAAGAAAGACCTTGAAGATGGATCTGCTCCAATATCTAATGCTAAAGTAAAGCATAAAAGGAAGAATGGAGCTTTGGTTGAATTGCCAGAATTTGGTTTGATGGCAATGATCCCGCAGGGTCGTTTGGGAAAAGACCACAAAGGACTTAAAACCGGAGACCAAATCCTTGTAACTGTTTACGAGGTTGACCAGGTAATGGGAAAAATATTTGTAGAACCACTCAATGAGTAATACCCACTTTGATAAAAGACAGTTACTTTCCTCTGCCTTATTAGGCTTTGAGTTTGAATTCTTCTCTGAAATGGTCAGGGGAAGGATAACTGAATCTTTGTCCAAACTCTTGGGTAAAAAGGTAATTCTTTCAAATAAGTATCATTCTAAAATTCCAGTTACTAGTGAGGTTTTCAAGCTAGAGCCAGATTATTCGGGAGGAGGAAAGATGAATGAGCTTGTAACTGGGCCTCTTCCATATGCTGAAGCTATCCCTGTTCTGATCAAGGTTCTAAAATGGATTGACGAAAACGGGTGGACTACCGATAAATGTGCCTTCCAATTTTCTCTTAGCTTTGACAAATTTGATAGATCTGTTAAAAGAATGGAAGAACTTGATAAGTTACAATTTATCCTTGGTATTGACGAGGGGCTCATATATTCTAAGTTTGGTAACAGGAAAAATAACGTATATTCAAGATCTATCAAAAAGGTTGTACCAAGAAATAGATTTTCAATTCTTGAGAACGTTTCACAGATTGACCCAAAGCTATTTAGAATTCCTGACGAGAAATATTATGGCGCTAATTTTACAAAGGTACCAAAGGGATACATCGAAATAAGATATCTTGGTGGTAAAGACTATCAGAAAAAGATAACTGCAATTCGTGATGTAATAGATTATGTGGTTCTTTATACCTATGATATTCTTTCGGGGAGAAGGACATATACTAAAACTGACCTTGAGAACCTTAAATCCATGATGAAGGAATATTCAAAGGTTGTAAGAAGTTTTTCTGATCCAGAAGCTTTCTTTATGAATTTCCCAGATTTTCACCTTTTGGTGGATTTGAAGGGCTATCTGGAAAATATTAAGACCTATTTCCCGTACATCAGGGAGAAGGTCTTTGATATCATAGTGGAGGGTAATGTAAAGAACGGTTTCTTCAATTATGATACTACTAATGGAAGATTCCAGCTTAAGGATGCCAAAATTAAAAGTGCAACCTATCTGGACAATTTGGATCTTATAAATTGTAAGGTTAGATCTTCTAAGCTTGACAATTGTAGAATATTCAGCTGTGACATTAGGAATAGTGAAATCTACAACTCCGAGGTTTTAAATGGTAATAAGGTTTCTAAATCTAAAATAAAGGACACAAGTGCCGATTTTGGAAACAAGCTTATTGAATGCTATATAGATTCCCCTGAAAAAATGATTGATTGCGAAATCACTGGCGGTGTTTTGAGAAAGGGTGATATCGGAAGGAATGCCGATGTGAGTAAAGAAACCGAAAAGGCCAAAGACTTTAATGAAATTAGAAAGGGAAGATTTATAACTGACTCGAGATTGAAAAATCTTAACGACCCTATTTCTAGGATAAAGTTTAAAAATCAGAATTACTAAAATGACTCTAGAAGAATTAGTACAGGAAATTAAAGATGATCTTTCAGCAAGCTGTTCGCTTCCGTATAACTTAAACGATGATGAAATTCATAGAATTATCAGGAGAGCAAAGTTATACATGTATGACAATTATCAATATGCTGCTGAGGAAAGGGTTTTCATCCTGGCTAATAATCTTTTTGCACATGAGGAGTTTAGGAGAACTAGACAGGTAAAACTTCCCGAAAAGATAGTTAGTGTTTATGACGTTAGGGAAGTAAATGGTATGGGAATAGCTGGAACCCCAGATAGGGATTTCGGTGATTCCAAGCTATTGGGATCTGAGCTTTTACTTTCTCCATTTACTGGAGACAACCTAGTCTATAGGACAGTAATGTATTCTTATTTTGACTTAGCCCAAGCATATCTGCTTCCAACCTTTGCTTTTAAGTTTAACAAGAATAATAAAAAGCTTACCATTCTTGGTCGCGATCCAAATAGATCTGGATCTGGTGGAGTTGGAACTGGATATAATCAAAATGGAATGGACGTCGCTGTTAGATGCTTTATTGCTATTGACGACTATGAGCTTTATGACGATGAACTTTTTGTTAGATACTGCTTGGCAAAATCTAAAATTTCACTATCTAGGGTGCTTAGCGCATTCGATTATAACCTACCTGGTGGCGTTAGAGTTAACACTTCAGAATTAAGATCTGACGGTGAAAGAGAACTCCAAGAGGTTATGGATATGATCAACGGAGAGAACACTCCTTCTTATTTCTTACAGTGGAACTAATCTTGATATATATGGGGAATTAAAATTTCCCATGGTAGAGATTTATAACAGAGATCCAGGAGACCCTAATTACAAAGAAAATGTTGTTGAGATAACTCAGCCTGTAGAAATTTGTGTAGGACAGCTGAAAATGTTGCTTCTTACAAATAAGGGTGAGGTATTAGGGGATCCTAAATTTGGGTTAAATCTAGAAGAACTCGTTTTTAGCCTAGAATTATCTGAATCAACCCTTAGGGAGGAGATTGAAAAGGGTCTTAGATTTTATGTACCTCTGTTTGGTCAGCTTGGTGGTTATTTTGATTTAAAATTTTATCAGGGAACAGAGAGAGATATCTGTCTATTGGATTTTTTCATTCCACAGTCCAGTAATCAAAGCCCTTTAATATCACTGAAAGTAAGTTAAAAAGATGGCCAATAACATTTTTAAGAAGAATAACATCCTTATAAAGGGACTTTTGGGAGATTCGTTTGAATTCCTACAAAGAACATACAACCAAACAAGGAATGTTTTCACGGTTGCTTCTGCTTGGGGTCAAATCCTTTTCGTTCTTGAAAACCTTTCCCAGCTAATCCTTTATTTCATAGAGGACTCAATTACTGAGTTAAATATGCAAGAGGCTACAAGAAATTACTCAATTAAAAGCTTAGCAAGAATTGCTGGGTACGATCCGGTGAGAGGCATGTCTGCACAAGGCGAAGCTTCCGTTGCTTGGAATCTTAGAGAGGATGATGCTGGTGGTGGTGCGGTGATATTAAGCAATAATCCAAAGATCCAAAATATACAAAATGGTTTACCCTATACTCTAATATTAAATTCCCCCTCTGTTAAAGTTCCGCTTTCAAGGGGAAAGTCATTTAGCTTTAAGGTCGTGCAGGGAGCTTTTTCATCTTCTACCTTTACCGGAACTGGCCAATCCCTTCAGAGTTTCAATCTTCCTTCTAAAGCTGGTGCTTATATAGATCAATTCTATGTGAATGTATATGTCAATGGATCCCCATGGGAAAGATATGAATCACTCTATGATATACCTTATGAAAGTGAGGGCTACCTAGTAAAAACTGGGATAAGTGAGGGTATTGACATATATTTTGGTAATTCTAATTTTGGAAAAATACCACAGGCAGGAAGTATAATTAGGGTAGAGTATTTACAAACCTCAGGATTTAGCGGAAATATACAGTCTAAGAAGGATACCAATCTAACATATAGATTCCTTGATAGTGGTACTGATCTTTTTGGTAACGATGTTAACCTAAACAACTATCTGACAATAACCGGGGTTTTAGACCCTAGCTTTGGAGCAGATCCGGAACCAATTGAGCTTACGAGAATAGTAGCTCCGAAAACAAGTAGATCCTATGTTTTTGCAAATGCTGAAAATTATGAGATCTACCTACAGAAGCTGAATATATTTTCTCAAATACAAGCCTTTTCAACTTTTGATGATGAATACTTGGACGACGATAATGTGGTATACATTTTCTTGGTTCCTGATGTAACTATATCTATGACATCTAACCAGGACTATTTTGATATCCCACAAGATCAGTTTTTGTTAACTCAATCTCAAAAGCTTTCTTTATTAAATCTTATTGAAGATTCCGGGAGAATGATTGCCACAACAGTAGTTAAGATTCTTGATGCTGAAATAAAGAGATATGTTGGTAATGTTTCTATGTCGATCTTTGAAGGATATGATCCTGAGGTTCTAAAGGATAAAGTAAGGGACAGGATCTCAGAATATATGCTTAACCTTAAAAGAAGGGACCGTATCCCAAAGTCTGATATTATAGCTCTTATAGAGGGTATCGAGGGGATTGATTCAGTTTCTTTCTTCTTTGTCGGTGAAGAAAATGAAAGATATCATTCTACGGTAGATAATTTATCTAATGCTTCTAGCGCTCAAAAGGATAGAGAAGTAGGACTTGATGAATATGGTGATATAATTATCGGTAGGGGAGAACTTATTTTGCTACGAGGTGGATGGACTGATAGATATGGAACTGCTTATGAGCAAGGAATAGTTAGCGGTAAGCCCTCTGCTTTAAATATAGCAGTTACAAGTATAAATCCAAGAAATTTTCTAGGAAGTCTTAATGCTCAGGCTAAAGCTAAATTAATGGAGCAAAATAATAGTAGCAGCTCTTCTGTTAGCAGAAGATCAAATTCTAGGAGTACCCTCTAATAAATTTTTACAACTAAAATGGCCCAAAGAAATTACTCACCTTTTTTACCTCCAGTAGAATCTTCTTACACTGTTAAGGGATTTAAATTCAGGACAAGTACTTCTGATTTCGAAACATCTGACGATCTTTACAAGTCAATCTCGAAAGCTCAGGAGAGAGCTTATAACATTGGATGCTCTGGGTATAGAAGTGTTACTACTGATGCTTTGGGATCTACACTCTATGGGCCTTGTTCTAGTCTTGATACATATGTGAATATTACAAAACAGATCAAACCTACTTCTATGGATAGAAGATATTATGAATTCGATCCAACAGATAATCTTTATGATATAAGAAATTCTATTAATGATGATGTAAAGGAGGGATTTGATTATAAGAACCAAATTTTTGAAAGGACCCTTTCTAATGTTATGTTTAGGGATCCTAGAAAAATAGCTATACTCAATAACATGCAAAGGGTAGTTTTTGCTTTAATTGAATCAGTAAAGCAAATTAGAAATTTCTTCAATTATACGGTTCCATTCAACAATAAAAGGGTATTCTAAAAATGGCGGATAGACATTTAAAATTTTATAATAAGCAAGGAAATCCCCTAAACTTCGAATATATTGGGGCAACAGCTGGAATTCCCTTAACTTATACATTTAATTACGAGACATTTTCTGTAAATACTACACCTGTAGCAGGGCAAGTTTCACTTATATCGTTATCCAGTAATATCATCTACTTTAATGTTAAGGACTTAAATGGCTTTGATATTACCGGTTGGGCTAATAGCGTAAATGAAAAAATCCAAAAAGGTGGAAAGATAACTTTAAGGCTAACAATTCAACCTGCTAACGTTATCAATGCATACATTTCATCCACTTCTGTTGCTGGCGGAATAGTTACCGTCAACCTTAGTGGATTTAATGGTCCAACCGCGATCTCCAATAGCAACTTCACTTATTGTGAAACATTAGCACAGGATTTGCCTGGTGGATATTTTAAAGGAAGCATATTCTTCGATCCAGTTTCTGCTGGTCTTTATGAGAATGAACAAATATTTGTGCTCCAGGAATTTAAGGATTCTGGGTCTGGGTTAAACTTTGTTGGATTTCCACACACCGGATCTACAGGGGCAAGCTCTGATCCAATATGGAGATCTAGATGGGAGAATGATTCTTATGGTGATGTTGATGTTTCCAACGTGGTCTTTACCTATAAGATAACTGAGAGCGATCCAGAGGTTGGTGGAGATCCAACAATTACTAACTATCAGAACATTGCTTTCTCTGTCATAAAGAATCCTTCGGATTCCTATTCTAACGGCTATATCTCTACCCCAGAGGCGGCAACTCCTTCTAAAGCACTTCAAATTAATGTTGCTATAAATGCTCCAAATCAGGGCGCTGAGGTTTATGAGAGGAAATTGATTATTGAGGATATAACCTCTGGTAGCCCAAGTAAGGTTGCAGAGATTGATTTCTATGGACAAATCATAGGATCTGATGAAAGATTAGATGTTTTAACAAGAAACCTCGGTAGGGCCTTTATAAACGAGGATTCCCGGATTCTTAGAAATCATGATCCTGATGAACCCCTTCCGAATTATATTGAAATAAATGAGAAGAGGAAGGAACTTATGGTAGCAGGGGAGGAGATTTTCCCATATATTGGTAGCTATAAAGGACTTATCGGAGCTCTTAAATTCTTTGGATATCAGGATTTAAGGATTAAAGAATATTGGCTAAATCTTAATTACCAAAGGGTAAATCTAACCCCACTCCAGGAAAATCAGATTTTCTTAGATCAATATAACAATACAAAAACCCCAAATCAAACGGTTTTGATTGCGGATGTATTGGATAATGAGAATACAGGAAAGTATAGGTTGGAACAAACATATGGACCTAATTCTGATGGTGAATATGTACTTGACGTATCCTCTGAAAATACACTGGTCCCATCTCGTACCTATAAAAAGACCTCTCTTTTTGGTCTCTACTATGATATAAATACTACCTCTACACAAACTGATCCCTATGGATACCCAGTAACCCCTGAGGCTTTCTCTTTTACCCAAGAGGAGGTTCTGGTAAAGCTTTTTGCTCTAAAGCAGAGGTTGAAAGAAAGCTACTTGCCTCTTAACGCGAGGATAATAGATATAACTGGGGAGGGTGTTTATTACAATGTCTATAACTCTAAAGCTTGGAGCGACACCTTAGAAAGAGATGAGATTGATTCAGGTAACAATATAAAATTCATAAGTAATCCTGATTTTGGATTTTTGGAAGATCTAAGAGCATTCGGGACAAGGACAGATTCTAAATCTATCCAAGCACCAATGAACTATAATAATGTAGTAGATGTAGATGTTGAGGTAATAGGACCTTCTGGGGATGCATTTAGATTCTCCACTGGAAATGCACTAAATCCAACTATCTCAATTCAGAGAGGCAAGCAATATAATTTTAATCTAGTTTCCTCTGGATATGATTTGTATTTCACAACCGATGCTTCTTTATCCCAAGTTGACCCTGTGGGTATTTCAAATAACGGTGCCACAGGAGGTACTGTTCAAATAGATGTTAATCCACAAGCTACTGGACCCTATTATTACTATTCCACAGTCAACCCTTCAAAAATGAATGGTGAGATCAACATAACGGATTCTCCAATTTCCGATTTTGGGAATAATGTTTCTCCTTTTTATAATCAGCAAAGGTATACTGCTGAACAAAATGCCTTGATGCTACAGGCTATCGAGAACTTTTACGTAAAAAAAATGAATGGAGAAATAAAAAATTTGGGAGATAATTTAAATACTTCGATATAATGATAAACCAGTTAAAAAGAATTTATTTTGAGTGATAAAATTTTTGTCCAGATAGCTTCTTATAGAGACCCAGAGCTTATCCCCACCATAGAGGATATGTTGGAAAAAGCCAAAAATCCTGAAAACCTTGTTTTTGGAATTTGCTGGCAATACGATAAAGATGAAGATATAGACAGATACGATGGGAACGACTCTTTTAGAATTTCAAAATATCATTATTCGGAAAGTCAAGGTTTAGGATGGGCCAGAAATCAAACCAATAAATTGTATGGTGGTGAAAAATACACCTTACAGATTGACTCTCATCATCGCTTTGTAAATCATTGGGATGAGATAGTTTTGCAGGATTTCAATCAGGCACTAATGGTTTCCGATAAACCAATTATAACCACTTATTGTACTCCGTTCGAAACAACAGAGTCCCCTGAGAATTTCATCCAAACCCCATGTTTGATGTCACAATATGAGTTCAGTAACGATCGATTATTGATGAGCATGCCTTATTACATTCAAGATTATAAAAGCCGAAAAAGGGTGATAAGGGCACGGACTTTGAGTGGGCACTTCTATTTTACATGGGGAAATTTCATAAATGAGGTTCCGTATGACCCTGATATTTATTTTGGTGGATATACGGAAGAAACCACAATGAGTGTACGTGCTTTTACTCACGGATATGATATGTTTAGCCCATACAGGATGGTCATGTGGCACGAGTACACTAGAAACTATCGGGCAAAACACTGGGATGACCACTCTAATGAATCAAATACCGGTAAGAAGAGTGGGGAGAGGGACATTTTAGCAAGAAATAAGACCAGACAGATTTTTGGACAAGAGGATCATGGAATTGATCTCGGAATTTTTGGTCTTGGTTCTGAGAGAACATTAAGACAATATGAGGAATATGGTGGCTTTGATTTTTCCAATAATCTAATACAAGAATACACTCTCGAGGTAAATGAACCACCAAACCCTCTACCATGGGAGGATGGATTTGTTTCCTCCAAGCAAGATGCTACGGTTGATTGGGATCTAAAGGAGTTTGCCAATGCTCCCGTGGACCAGTTAAAACTTATTACCCTGGGCATAATTGACAAATTTGGAACAGAGGTATTTCGATATGATTTTAACCCTGAAAACCACCCTGATGTTTTTTCAGGCTTTGTTAACTCTTGGAATATAAGATATTCTAAGAAGCCTGAAGATATGCTTGTCATGTATTGTTTGAGTGTTGAGAACGAGTGGTCTGACAGATATGAAAAAATTTTATGAGGATAGTTTTTTTGGTTCCTGGGTGTGAAGGAAGACCTCTCCCTATAAATGGATATTCTATAAGATATGGCAATGCTCCTAGCTCAGGAACTGAACAAAGTGTTATTTTAGTTTCCGAGTATTTAGCTTCAAGAGGGCATGAGGTTACAATAGTAATTGATAAAACGGATTTTAAGGAAACTAACGGTGTAAGGTATACCGACTTTACTTATAAAGGAATTCCTAGTGAGGTGGATATCCTAATTTCTATGTTGTGGTTTGAAAAATATAATGAAATACCTTTTAGAGTTAAAAAAACCGTGGGATATTGGTTCCATATGGCTTGGGGGTACAGCATAAACGAAATAGCCGAATTTGCAAAAGCTCAGGGAACTGATGTAAAGTTAGTTTATCCATCCTCTTTTGCCCGCTATCATGCTAATTTTATAGAAGATATTATAAAGTCTAAAAATATTGAGTGTAGCGACTGGATAGTACCAAATCCCTTGGATGAAAAACTAATAAAGGAAGTGAAGTCAAGGGGCATTAAGAAGAACCCGAAAAAAGCTATTTTTCTAGCACAATTCTCTAGAGGTGGATCTTTAGCAGAACAGGCTATTAAAGAACTTGGTGATGAATATTCTTTTGAATCCTTCGACTATTTGGATACCCAAAATGGTGTGGATAAGAAAACAATTCTGGAAAAATTAGCAGAGGCTGAGTATTTTATTTTTCCACTTTACCATCCTAATGGCTGTGTTTATAAGGATACTTTTTCTTGTTCAGTAGCTGAGGCTATAGCTATGGAAACAAAGGTCATTACTTATCCGTTGGGTGCATTTACTGAATACTTTAATGCAGGATGCTATTATGTGAAATTCCCGGAAGATGCTGATATCAATGAAATGTACAGGGAGAAAGTTTCGTGTGATGCTTTTTACATGGATGTCTTTGATCCCTTTGTTTCTGCTGTAAAACATATCGAGAAAGACCCATCTTTGTTCCAAAGATTCGATATAACAAGTAACCACATCTCTTCCAAGTTTTTTGATAGAGAGATTGGTAAAAAGTGGGAAAGTATATTTTTCTGAAATTCAACCCTGTGAGGCTAGTAAATTACTAGGGTAATAGAGTTTGGATATATAATATTAGTTTTTTAGTAAATAAAATCACAAAAAAATTTATTTCCGGTAGGTGGCTTACGTTAACTTAGTAAATTGTTGTAACGGGCAGACGATCACACTCAATAACACCAGTGCTACTGGGGGAACATACACAGTTACCGGTGTTACAGGGGTGGGATCTAATTGTTATGCAACAACTGGTGGATCTCCAACTGCCGTTATTCTGGATGGTACCTCTGCCTCTTTTACTGTCGTGGGAGCTACTGCTGATTGTAATGATCCCGAGGTAATAGATAAGTGTCCAGATTGTCCTGAGTCTACCCCAACACCTCTACCAACAAGTACACCAACTCCAACACCTACTCCAACCGGAACACCAGCTCCTGCTCCAACTACGCCAACACCTACTGCTACGAGTACACCAACACCTGTACCTGCTACAGCAACCCCAACACCTACTCCAGCACCTACTGCTACGAGTACACCAACACCTGTACCTGCTACAGCAACTCCTACTCCAGCACCTACTGCTACGAGTACACCAACACCTGTACCTGCTACAGCAACTCCTACTCCAGCACCTACTGCTACGAGTACACCCACCCCCACACCTATCCCTGGAGCTTTAACGATAGGATCTGAAATAAATAATGTTTTGTGCTTTGGTGGAACCGGAAGCATTGATGTTGGTGTAACTGGTGGGGTTTCCCCGTATACATATTTATGGTCCAACGGAGCTACCTCACAGGATCTTAATAGTGTTACAGCTGGTACGTATTCTTTGACCGTAACAGATTCTGTTGGATCTACTGCTGGTGTTTCTTTAACTGTTACCCAGCCGTCTTCTCCCGTTGTTGGGACTATGATTGTTACTAACGAGACAAGCCCAGGTGCAAACGATGGTACTGCAACACTAAGCGGAACTGGAGGTACCCCACCATACTCCTATTTATGGTCTAACGGATTTACTTCACAAGTAAGGACTGGACTTTCACCCGGAACTTATAATGCTTTTGTTTATGACTCAAACGGAGCCCCTGCAGTTAATAATGGGTGTAGAAGTAGTTTAGTAACAGGCACTGTACTAGCAGCAGAAACACCAACACCTACTCCAGCACCTACTGGAACACCAGTTCCTGCTCCAACTACGCCAACACCAACTCCAACCGGAACACCAGTTCCTGCTCCAACTACGCCAACACCAACTCCAACCGGAACACCAGC